ATGTTAGTTAGTAAAAGCAACGGATTTAACGCTAGCGCAGTTTTGGGTAGTGGAAGTTATAATGAAAATAAATCTTCTAAACACATGGAGCTACTAGCTCATAGTATTTTAAAATTAATTTGTAAGAAAGCTGCATCAGAGACGTATCGCGGTGCTCTTGAAACTTTACAAAAAATGATGTCTGAATGTATATATCAAGAAGGCAACGCCTTTGTCATTATGGGAGCTGGAGAACAATTAAAACGTATTAAATATGAAGTTGGTGAAAATAACTTAAAGGTATTCAACGTACACTTTAATAATAATCACGAGTTAGTTAGTTCTGGTGAGCCTGACGTAATATGTTTAAGCAAGCAGGTCTGGGAAAATCTTCTCATTAAACTAAAGCTGGAAAACAATGAAAATGTGTTTTCTGAAACTAAAAAATTATCGAATAAAAATAATGCCGATCAGTTTTTTGAATGCGCTAAAAGAAATGAACAGAACCTTTTCGATAATATAAGAAAAAGTGATTTTCATGTTGGTTTACTTAAGCCAAGTAGTACGCGTAGTGTTATTTTAGAAACGCCGCCAAATGTCTGTATGGAATCACGTAATTCATATGAAAACAAAATAGATGAGATTTCATCTTTGTCAGAGTCAAAGGAACACCCCATAGATATTCAAGAAAAAAAAGATGCGTTTGTGAATGAGTTCAAGGGGATATTATTTGATAAAAATGGAAGGTCTTCAGAGTTTCTACTTAATTTTTATGAATGTTGCTATGAGTTTTTACCAAGAGCGCAGCCTCAGGATAAAATCGAAAGCTATAATTCAGCACTGCAAGCTTTCTCCATCTTTTGTTCATCTACGTTGATACATAATAATATAGGCTTTGATTTCAAATTATTTCCAGAAGTCAAACTGTGTGGGGAAAATCTTGAAACGGTATTCAAATATAAAAATGGCGATGATGTCCGGGAGATAGCCAAAATTAACATTACTCTCCAAAAAGAAGAGGATGGTTTATATAATTTAGGTGGATTGGATTTTAAGGGATGCTTCTTTTCTGGACAGAACTTCAGTAACTATGATATTCAATATGTGAACTGGGGAACGTCATTGTTTGATCTTGATACTCCGTGTATTTTTAATGCGCCTGCTTACAACAAGAGTAATGAAAAATCATTAAAACCTGTGAGCGAAAACGGTTTAAGTGGAGTCTTGACTGATCGTAATAATAAAATAAAACTCATCACGGGCGTGGCACCATTCGATGATATTTTATTTATGGATGATGACTTTGATGATAGTTCCTCTGAGGATGATCCCGTTGAGAATAGTCCTGTTGTGACTAGTCCCGTTGTATCAAGTTCTAAAAGCAGTTTTCAATGATTAATAAATGGCTATTTTTACAAAGAGATAATAACGTAGATTGAAACAATATGTATTATTGATTGATTAAACGGGATTATTTTTTACACTACAACCATTTTGCTGCCACTACCAAAGAAAAAGGGGCTACGCTTTCACGTAACCCCTTGATTTATTTGTTGAGCTGGCGGTGTCTGAATTGGTGCTGTAATTGGTTGAAATATTTATTCTAATGTCTGGTTCAACTTTCCTTAGCTGCCTGAAAGTTTTTTTGATCTTACCCATCAATAATAGGGTTACGGTACACCACGCCTGACTGATGAACTGCGTGCTCAGGGTTACCTCTTCAACGTAAAACCGTGGCAGGAGGTCCGGACTGAAAAAACTGCTCAGGACATTATCGGCGGTGGACGCACGGGTAGTCTGTAAACCGAACCGACTGGGGCGCAGTATGTGGCATCTTGTCGTGCTGTTGGAGGAGCTGTGCAAACGTGGTATTAACTTTCGTGCTCTGGCCCAATCTATATTTGCCCAACAATGGGGGGACGAATGCTGTAAAAGTAAAAGAATCTGCGATCTCAAAGTTATTGTGTGATTTTTATGTGAGCAGAAGATATTCATCAGAAACGATTATGTAAATCATTTTATTTTGCCGACGACCTGATTGTCGAAAGAAAAGAATACCCCCGTATTCCCTGAATAGATTGACTTTTTTATCCAACCATACTTCAGCGCACTGCGTTTAAAAAATGCTTCTTTCTTATGTGGAATATCATCATTTCATCATGATGTCTTTGATGAGCGGTGAACACAATACACTTGCGCTGTCTCTTCAGGATGAATCCCCTGGTCTGGTGCCTGTGGGCTGATGTTGCAGCAGAGCTAAGGTCGCTTAAACGCTACTCAGTATTCACTTTTCAGAGGATGAAATTTATGAACAGGACCAGTCCCCATTATTGTCGCCGCTCAGTACTTTCCTTATTGATATCTGCCTTGATATATGCCCCGCCCGGTATGGCGGCCTTCACTCCTGATGTTATTGGTGTGGTAAACGATGAGACTGTAGATGGCAACCAAAAAGTGGATGAACGAGGTACAACAAATAACACTCATATTATCAACCATGGCCAGCAGAATGTTCATGGCGGGGTATCTAATGGAAGTCTTATTGAATCTGGTGGATATCAAGATATAGGAAGTCATAACAATTTTGTGGGGCAGGCTAATAATACAACCATTAACGGTGGCAGACAGTCAATTCATGACGGGGGTATTTCCACAGGTACGACAATCGAGAGTGGCAATCAGGACGTTTATAAAGGGGGTATCAGCAATGGAACGACAATTAAGGGCGGTGCTTCACGCGTAGAGGGAGGGAGTGCGAATGGAATACTCATTGATGGTGGTAGCCAGATAGTAAAAGTTCAAGGGCATGCTGATGGTACAACGATAAATAAGTCTGGCTCTCAGGACGTAGTACAAGGAAGTCTGGCAACGAACACAACCATAAATGGTGGTCGACAGTATGTTGAACAGAGCACAGTAGAAACAACAACCATTAAAAATGGCGGTGAGCAAAGAGTATATGAGAGCCGTGCGCTGGACACGACGATTGAAGGCGGAACTCAGTCTCTGAATAGTAAGTCAACGGCAAAAATTACGCAGATCTATTCTGGTGGCACGCAAATTGTTGATAACACCAGCACCTCGGATGTTATTGAAGTTTATTCCGGTGGCGTGCTTGATGTTAGTGGTGGTACGGCAACAAATGTTACCCAGCACGATGGTGCAATTTTAAAAACAAACACTAACGGTACGACGGTGAGCGGTACGAATAGTGAAGGTGCATTCTCCATCCACAATAAAGTGGAAGACAATGTGTTGCTGGAAAATGGAGGCCATTTAGAAGTATCTCATTCCGCAAACAAGACGATTATTAAAGATAAAGGAACAATGTCAGTTTTAACGAATGCTAAAGCTGATGCGACCCGAATAGATAATGGCGGGGTTATGGATGTTGCAGGAAACGCGACAAATACCATAATTAATGGTGGCACACAGAATCTTAATAATTATGGCATAGCCACAGGCACCAATATCAACAGCGGAACGCAAAATATCAAAAGCGGTGGGAAAGCTGACACAACAATTATATCCTCCGGGAGCCAGCAAGTTGTTGAGAAAGATGGTACGGCAATTGGCAGCAATATTAGCGCCGGAGGCTCGCTGATTGTCTATACCGGCGGTATTGCACATGGGGTTAACCAGGAGACGGGCAGTGCTTTAGTTGCCAACACGGGCGCAGGGACTGATATTGAAGGATACAACAAGCTCTCTCACTTCACTATTACCGGAGGGGAGGCTAATTATGTTGTGCTGGAAAATACCGGCGAACTGACGGTAGTGGCTAAAACCTCGGCGAAAAATACTACCGTTGATGCTGGCGGTAAGCTGATTGTCCAGAAGGAGGCTAAAACAGATACCACCAGACTTAATAATGGTGGCGTTCTGGAGGTTCAGGACGGTGGTGAGGCTAAGCATGTTGAGCAACAATCCGGCGGCGCATTAATTGCTTCCACAACTTCCGGAACCCTTATCGAAGGAACCAACAGTTATGGTGATGCTTTCTACATCAGGAATTCAGAAGCTAAAAATGTAGTGCTGGAAAACGCTGGCTCATTAACAGTCGTCACTGGTTCCCGGGCAGTTGATACGATTATTAATGCCAACGGCAAAATGGATGTTTATGGAAAAGATGTTGGCACTGTACTTAATAGTGCTGGCACCCAAACAATATATGCCAGTGCCACTTCTGATAAAGCAAATATCAAAGGTGGCAAGCAAACGGTATATGGTTTAGCCACTGAGGCAAATATTGAAAGTGGTGAACAAATTGTTGATGGTGGGTCAACTGACAAAACGCACATCAATGGCGGCACACAAACCGTTCAGAATTATGGTAAGGCGATCAATACCGATATCGTCTCTGGCCTACAACAAATTATGGCAAACGGGATAGCGGAAGGTTCCATTATTAATGGGTGTTCACAGGTAGTTAATGAGGGCGGTCTGGCTGAAAACTCGGTGCTTAATGACGGCGGCACACTCGATGTGCGGGAGAAAGGCAGCGCAACGGGGATACAGCAGAGTAGCCAGGGCGCTTTGGTTGCAACCACCAGGGCGACGCGGGTCACAGGAACACGCGCGGATGGCGTCGCGTTCAGCATCGAGCAGGGTGCGGCGAACAATATCCTGCTGGCAAATGGCGGCGTGTTAACCGTGGAGTCAGACACCTCTTCTGACAAAACACAGGTCAATACGGGCGGACGGGAGATCGTCAAAACAAAAGCCACTGCGACAGGCACGACGCTCACCGGCGGCGAACAAATCGTCGAGGGGGTGGCGAATGAGACAACGATTAACGACGGCGGAATACAAACAGTTTCAGCTAACGGAGAGGCAATAAAAACAAAGATCAATGAAGGCGGTACGCTGACAGTTAACGATAATGGCAAAGCGACAGATATCGTCCAGAACAGCGGTGCCGCTCTCCAGACGAGCACGGCTAACGGTATTGAAATCAGCGGTACTCACCAGTACGGCACTTTTTCCATTTCCGGCAATTTAGCGACCAATATGTTGCTGGAAAATGGCGGTAATTTATTGGTATTAGCAGGTACCGAAGCTCGCGACTCCACGGTTGGCAGCGGTGGAGCCGCCAACGGCAGTTATCGCAGCTACGGGCTGGGCGGTCACATTGAAACCGGGATGCGATTTACCGATGGTAACTGGAACCTGACGCCGTATGCATCGTTAACGGGGGTTCACCGCTGATAACCCTGAATATCATTTATCCAATGGCATGGAATCGAAATCAGTCGATACCCGCAGTTTATATCGTGAACTGGGTGCAACGCTGAGTTACAACATGCGTCTGGGGAACGGTATGGAAGTTGAGCCGTGGCTGAAGGCGGCTGTGCGCAAAGAATTTGTCGATGATAACCGGGTGAAAGTGAATAGTGACGGTAATTTCGTCAATGATTTGTCGGGCAGACGTGGAATATACCAGGCAGGTATTAAAGCCTCATTCAGCAGTACGTTAAGCGGGCATCTTGGGGTGGGGTATAGCCATGGTGCCGGTGTGGAATCCCCGTGGAACGGGGTAGCTGGTGTGAACTGGTCGTTCTGACCATCAACGAAAAAGCCCACATCTGTGGGCTTTCATGTCACCAGGAGCCGCGGCTCCTTTGCGTATCCTTTTATGTCTCTTCACCGTCTGGTCGGTGTCCTGCTGAGACTGCTAACTTCCTGTTTTTATTGGTGTTGTCCTTATACCGTCCAATCATGATTGGCTGGCGGAGTCTGAATTTGTATGTTATATCTATGTTTTAATTGGTTATTTATTTAAGTTGTTTTTGTTTGTATACCTAAGCGTATACCAATAGCGGGGTGCAATACTTATTGAACTTTAAAAAAATCACGCTAAATAGGTCTTCTATATTCAAAAAAACTCTTTTTTCAATAAATTGTTCACACTGTTCACTTTGGATTTTTACCATTCAAAATCAAGGAAATAGAAGTTAACTGTACGGTGAAGAGTGAACAGATAACTCTACATTCTTGTGCCAGCAAAAATAAAACCCGGCATCAGCCGGGTTAGTTGTAATTATTTGATTGTTGGCTCATCGCACTTGGGTAGCCAGTCTGCATTACTTTCCTCTTTTAAAGTGAGGTTAGTCTGCATTCCCTGATTAGTTCGCCGTTTCTCATAATGTAGCCCGTACTCCTTCAGCATGACTGGCAACCCTTTGCCAAACATCGTAAGACTCAGGGTGTTTTTATATCCATTAGCCTCCATGTATACGAGGTAGGCATGGTAAAGGTAGGTACGTGGCTGGCGTGGGACAATATTGGCGTTCCCCATAAACATGCCGTTGGTGTCAGGTAATGCCTCAAGATAGCCACAAAAATCAAATGCTGGATCAGCATCACGCTTGATGGTGAGAGCCTCATCAGAATTCTGCTGCGACTGAAGCAATGTTCTGGCGCTCATCGGATCGCTGAAACGCTGCATGAGCTGGCGAACAATCACAGCCAGTTCTCGTGCAATTTTATCTTTCAGCTGCGGATCGCGTTCTTCCGGTGCTATCTGCTCAGGAAAATGCAGAATAACTCTCCTGCGGGACACACCACCACTGCGATCAGTGAAGCGCATAGGATTATTATTTACGGCCAGGATAACCGCCGGAATATGTGTTGAATAAGCATTCTGATATTTGGGGTCCACCGATACCGCATCGCCACCAGTTATAGCCTTAAGCCCGGCGCCGTCGCCGCTCCACTTCTCCTGATCAGGCAGGCGAATAAGAGAAAAACCTATCAGAGCCGCACGTTCTCGCGGGGACTCCAGCGTTTCAATGGTCGCAGAGGTGGCGTTATCCTCTCCAGCAAGCATGGTCGCAATTTCAGCCAGAATACTTTTGCCACTTCCACCAGGGCCAGTCACTTCCAGAAAGAGCTGCCAGTCATAGCGATTCGCCAGCACCATAAATAACGCCGCAAGAATAATGTCGCGTTTTTCTGGCTTGTGTCCGGCAGCCCGGTCCAGCCAGCGCCAGAATGCCGGGGCATGAGTTTCAAGCGTTTCCCCCTCTACCGGTGGCGTGAAATCGACTTCACACAGGGTACGCAGCCAGTTCTCTTTACAGTGCGGACTAAACAGCCCTGTTCGCGTATCGAGGACGCCATTACGAAAACCGATCAGATGACGTGCCGGATTTTGCTGCTGCGGAACAATTAACTTTAATGTTTCCACCAGTGAAGCAATTTTTCCTGAGGAAAACGGTGCACCGAGGCGCTGGAAAAGGGCTGCGACATCTCGGGCAAAATCTGACTGAGAAATCACTTTCCACGCTCCAGACTCGTAGCGGGATAAAAGCTGCCCGTTCGGATCAACCGCCAGTGCATCCCTGTAATGCTCCCGAACCCTCTGAGCTTTTTCGCTGACACTCATCGCTGTGAATTCTGCTTCACTCATTGTGTCGAAAGGACTGGCGTTATGTGGCTTCAAAGCCTCAAGAATTGCCTTCCGGGTGGATTCCTCTCCGTATTGGGTAAGCGCATCATTCCAGTCACCAAAAACCGGTGGCTGCACAATGTCACACTGACACGCTTTTGCAGCAGTTTCAGCCCTGTTCTGGCCTGAACCATTCAGATCGCGGTCCGCTGCAATAATTAACTGATATCCCGGATACTTGTTATGGGCAACGCTGGCCAGAGAAAGAAAGTTGACCGACGAAAATGCCACCATGACGGCTTCTCCTGTCAGATGACGAATGGTAAGCGCCGTGGCGTAACCTTCCGCAATCCACATCCTTCTTACAGAACTCCCGCCCCCTTCTATCAGATGATAGGCCTCCTTAACCTGACCTCCTTTAAGAAAACACTTGCTACCATTGCCACTGATAAGCTGAATATTCACCAGTTCCCCGTCAGCGTTATAGAGCGGGACGATCAAATCACCGGGGTGGAACATCACCCCACCGGTTTTATGACCTGAAGTCAGCTCATGGCAAATATGCTCCGGGAAACCTTTATGTGTAAGATAAGTATTTCCGGCAGATTCACGCGAGGCTTGCAGTAGTCGCGCGGCAAGTGCTGCTGCCGCCTGTTTCCCGCCATCTGTATCTGCGGTTGACGTCCAGACTCCAGAAGAGGCTGAAGACAGACTATGTGTCAGTCCATGTATCCTGTCTGCTGCTTCACTGATATCCACATTCAGTACCTTGCTGACAAGCGCTAAACCGTCCCCAGCCCCGCACTGGTTGCAGAACCATGTTCCACGTCCTTCCAGATCGTCGAAGCGAAAACGATCTTTACCGGCGCAGACCGGACAAGGCTGATGGCGATTTTTCAGTATGTTCATACCCAGCGCTGGCAAAATCCGCGCCCAGTGACCGCGGGCAGCCTTCACGGCCTGACTGACTTTCATTCCTGACATGATGCAGTTCTCCCTCAGTGTAAAACCGGCTTTATAATGTGACGGACGCATAACTCATCCATTACGGCTATTCCGAGCTGGGAGAGTGCGGGGCAGGACATTAGAGGACCGGATTCCATCAGGTCTGAAAGCAGGGCGCAGGCGATTTCCATGCCTTTTGTTTGCCCGTGCTGTCGCAGATAAAAACCTTCAAGCTCACGGGCAATGGCGGTTTCAATTTCATCCAGAGTGAGCTGCAGGTGGCGGTTGTGCTGATGGCAGATACTCAGCCAGGCGCAGGCAACCGCGCGGCGATATAACGCCAGCCGAAGTGAGAGGGGAAGAGTGCGTGATTTCATTGCACCACCTCCTTGTTCATCAGGTCATCCTGGCAACGCTGTACCACGCCATCAAGCTGTTCTGTCATCAGATAAATCAGGGAAACCAGTTGCTCACATTGAGCACCTGCAGGTTTTTCATAGCAGTCCTGAAGAACAGCCATTCCGGTGACAAATTCCCCCACGTTACGAAGATGCTTGAGGCGGACAATATCGTCATAAGAAATTGCGGCGTGATTCATCACATCACCTCCCCGGCAGGCAGCCGTGCAGAAAGGGAGAGCACATAATCACGGACCAGCGAAAGGCGTGCAAAGCGCTCATCGCAGGCCACGGTGCGAAGCATACAGATGCGGGGTTGAGTGTCAGCACGGCGGATTGCGGCAAGCACAAAGACATATTGCGGGTAAAACGGGGTGAGGGTTGTAGCCATGATGGCAGCCTCCATTGAGTAGCGGTTATTGCTACCACCGGAAACGCCAATTTCACTGGTGGCAGCCCGAACGGGGTTGGCGTAACCGGCCTCAATGGATACCGGCCAGCCCGAAGGCTGCCCCGCCCGGACTGCCATTATCTCGAAAGAACCACGGTGTACGCATAAACACCACAGCCTGGAAAATGGGTGTGCCAGAGCTTCGACGAAAAAAAAGACGCTTGGCGCGTCTGGTGTCGCCATTGAGTTTCGCGGAACGCCAATTCCGGCTGCCGATTTTGCGGCAGCGGAAAAACTATACCTGGAAATGACTGCAGGATGCAAGCCAGAAAAATGGGGATTAATGCGTTCAGGCATCATTATGCATCACATCCCCGTCCGCGGGCACTTATACGATCCGCCATCCATGCGCTTACCTCTGACTGTGCCCAGGCAACATTTTTACCACCAAGCGGGATCTGCTTCGGGAAAGCATCGCGGCTTATCAGGTCGTATATAGTTGAGCGGGACAAGCCGCATAAATGCATCACCTCGGGAAGACGTAAAAATCGCTCATGCTGGTTCAGCACAGGAAATAATGGCGCAGCCGGAGCTGGCGCAGAAACAGAAATATCATGCATTTATCTACCCTCTTTAATTCCTTCATCAGTCCGGATAAATCCCCCCGGATTCAGGTAGTTCCTTATTATGTATATATTTCTCGCTTACGCACCCATTATTTATTTAGCGTCACATATTGATTTAATGGAATTTAAAACTATATCAAACCACATAAAATGGCATGATAGATATTATGTCTGCGAACTATAAATACAGGGACATTAATAGGAACTAACTTTCATCCAGGGGTTACTACCCCATAAGTCATAGAACTTAATGGTACTGAAACCGCAACCCATTCAGCAGGGATGCACAATTTCTACATATGGCTTTACATTGCAAACCTAACTTCAGGATATACTCATGAATTGCATCAAGCTCAGAAGAATTAGAACCGCATAAAATCAATAACCACGCATTCTTAACCTAAAAATATATCCAAATAAATTCATAAAAGACCGAGCAGTTCTAGTTTTATAAAAATCAGATTGAAATGCAACACCAGGGAAAGGGGGGAATCATGTTATTTCCCGGCAAAGAAAAATCGTCTATTTCATCATCTGTTGAATACTACTGAAGAGTGGTGAATAGTTGTGAGGAACAATAATGAAATAATCATTCGGAATAAAAATTTCACTTTTGATGAAAAAAAATCATAAATCACGCTACCTTCCGATGAACACTCATGAACAGTCACTGAATACTGCCTTGTCAACCCTTCACCTCTTAACTAGCTGTATTATCAATTTTTTTATCAAAGTGAACAGTAGTGAATAGTATTTATTAAAGGAAAGTTGAAGATCAGACATGACACATTTCTCTGGCTAGCCAGAACAAGGTCATTGTTCTGTCACTGACACAATCCCCCTCGGTAGTGCGCTTGTATGGGCATCGGCACAATTGACACGACAACAAAACACTACCGGAGCATTCATGACTACTGTTAACCAGATCTCTGATGCAAACATTACATCCTCCCTCCCGCCGAAAATTCGCGAAGCGGTGGAAAAAGTTAAGGCAGCAAAAGCTGTCTGGCAGGAAGAACGGCGAAAACAAACTGAAGCTGCTGCAATGATTGAAACTATCCGTAAACGTCAGGAAGATACAAAAACGGAAACGCAGGCGCTTAATGATGAATGGCGAAACCTGTTTCGTGAGAATCAGGGAAATATGACACCACGCATGAAAAAACTGCGGGCAGAAATCGCCCTCGGACGCGAAACACTGGATGAGTTCGAAGATTTGCTGGCAGCTCAGGTGGCAGAAAATGAATTCCTGCCCTGGAAAACTGCGGATGCTGCAAACCACTACATCAGCGAACATAATCGCCTGATTGAAACTCATGCAGTGTGGCTCTGGAATGAGTTTATGAAGGAACACGGCCAGAAACTTATTCAGATCCTTGGACTGTTGAAAATGACTCTGGGCCGAAGCGCTTCTGCTGTTATCGGTGTAGTTCATACCGTAAACGACCCCGAAAGTGTGCTGAAGCAATTTATCAGCGAGCAACTCACCACTCCGGCACTGTCCTGTAACGTATCTTCAACGGATGATATTACCCTGCCGGGGATCAGCATTTATGCGGACGATAAAGCCATCCAGGATGCCAGACAATCCCCCAGCCCTGCAGCGCGTTCACGGATGCTTAAACAGCGTGACATGGTTAAAGGGGGCGAGAAGAAATGAATGCCGGAACCATTACTCAGGAAGCTCTCAACGATTACCGCTCGGCGATAAAAAGCTGGCTGACACTACGTAATACGCAAAGTACCTACCAGCTTCGTCTGGCGGCTCTGCTGAATACTGAAGAAAAACCGGCAGCATATGCCAGCCAGCTTGAGGAGCTTCGTGAGCGTCTTGCTGTCCTCGAATGGCAGATTAACTGTGCTGCACGGGATGGTCTTTATGCTCACCAGATTGTGCTGGAGAGTTGTGTTACAAGCGCAACGGAAAACTTCATGAGCGAGCATGGTGATGCACTCACTGACGCACTGGCTCCTTTTCTTTGCGCTCCATACGGGCTTGAGGCGGCAATGAAAATATTACGAACCGCTGTAGCCCGACAAACGGAAGTGCGTACTCCGGTAATTTCAGCAGCATACAAGAGCATTATCGACGAAACCGGATTAACGGTGGATGCATCAATGTACGCTGATGCTTCAACCAGTTTCACCCCGGCACAACATAAAGTTTTCCTGGCCCGCCTTAACCGACTTAATGAAAAAGGAGGGTACTGATATGGCCCTGAAGTGTCCTGAATGTGGGACGGTCGCTCACGCCAGAACCAGCGCCTATGAAGCTCCATCGGTTAAACGCTCATGGTATCAGTGCCAGAATCTGGAATGTTCCTGCACATTTACCGCTCTGGAAAGCGTGGATACGATAATTATGAAGCCTTGGCGCAATGAACAGGAATCAGACAAAGAACAAATGCCAGAAAAACAACAGCAAACTCTCAACCGCTATGGCTCCGCGTCAAAGCTGTCAAGCCGTCAGCTAATTCCTGTCTGATTAGCAAAATACGCCCACGTAGTCCCGGTCCAGTACCGGGATTTTTTACGCCTTTTCCCTGGCTGGCCTGAAGGCGTATGAGTGCATATCTATAGCGCATGAAAACGCATGAGTCTCATGCGCCATTTTTGACGCGAAAGCCCTTGTGTGGTGGCTTCTGAGACGATTTACGGGGTGCATGAAAACCAGTCTGTTAAGCGAAGCGGGCAGGCGGGCGGGGCAGCGCACGCTGTGTATGGTCAAAGTAACTTTTAACTTTCAATGAGTACCTGATTGAAAGAATCGTTTATCACGTTAAAGCGATAACAATGATTTTAAGCAGCGAGTGTGGTGTAAGTATCATTGTCGAGTAAAAATGTTGCAAGCTATTGAAATAAGTATATATTGCAAATGATGAGGAAAATAAAATATGCAAGGACCTACTCATGGATGCACTGCATGTCGCGCTTGAAAATCTGATTAGAGATGATGGTCAAACACTAAATAGTTATTTTAGTGAAGTTAAAGTTAATTCATTGATTGAAAATACAAATGCAACTTGTCATTTTCATTGCCTTAATCTTGATGGCAATGGACGTCCTCGGGTAGACGCGTTAATCCAATTCTTGAACGATAAAGTAGTTGATTATGCTATTCCAAGGAAAAAAATCAATGAGGCAGTGCAATATTTTAATGAAACACAATCAACAGCGAAAATAACAAAATTAGCAAATCAAGCAAAAAATTATTTACTAGGCTTGCAAATAGTGGCGAAGGCGGTGAATTTATTCTTTTTTTATTTGCAGAGCAATTCCTTAGATTTCCACAAATTATTTGCAAAATGAGCCTGAAAACGAGTTCTCAAATGCATTACCATGGTGCAGATGGAATACATATAGGCGTAGATAAAGATAATAAAAAATTATGTTTATACTGGGGCGAGTCTAAACTCTATTCCAATCTGAGCAAAGGTATTTCTGAGTGTATGGATAGTATAGCTCCATTACTTCAAAGTTCTATGGGAATAGAAGGCGCTGAGACACGTGATATGCAGTTGCTGGAGTCGCACTTAAATGTTGATGATATAGAACTAGAACAAGCGTTGAAAAGATTCTTAGATCCTGATAGCCCGGATTTTAATAAATTGGAATACAGAGGAATATGCTTAGTTGGGTTTGATCTTAAAGATTATCCACAAGGGCCCAGTTCAATTGATATCAGTGAACTAGTTGCTTTGATTAATACTAAAGTCGGGAAATGGTCAACTAGTGTGCAAGGTGGTATAGTTAATAAAAAACTTGATCGCTTTGCTATGCATGTTTTTATTCTTCCTTTTCCTTCAGTAAAAGCATTTAGGGCTAGTTTAATTAAAGCATTGGAGAGTTGAAATGTCGTTGCGAGATTTATCTGGGTGGTTGATTAAGAATCAAGGATTCTTAAGAAAATATCAGGCATTAGTCGCTAACTCGATAAAAGATCAATTTCCAGAGTTAAAATCAGATGTAATCCCACAGATTAGTTCTGAGGATGTCGGCTATCTTTTAACATGTGCTAGTTCTTTGGCTTTCTCAAGTGATGAGAAATGCCAAGATGCAGCCTTAAGGATTGCACAGTATTGCTTATTGAATGAAAAAAGTGAAGCAAGAAAAGATAGTGCTGCATTAATTCTTGATTCATTATCTAATAATCCAGCAATACAACTTGCTGAAAATAGGGGGTATCTTAACCCTGATTTCGAAGAAAGATTACCCTTAAAGGCTCAGTTAGAACTAACTAAAAGAAAAATTCTATATACAATTGAAATAGATGCTGATAAGCATATTTATGCTAATAGGTTTCAATCAGAGTTTTGGGATGCGGTACAAGAAAACTCATGGGTTAGTGTCTCTGCTCCTACCTCTGTAGGAAAATCATTTATCCTGGAATCTTGGGTGGAGCAGTTTGTAAAAAGAAATAAGAATTGCTTAGTTATTTATATCGTACCAACAAGGGCATTGATTTCAGAAGTATATTCTGAGTTGCAAAAACGTTTGGATCCTAATTTAACAAATATAGTTAATATTCAGACACTACCATTGAGTAATGTATACCAGAGCGAAAAATCTAATGTCTTCATATTTACACAGGAAAGATTAAATTTATTCTACAATCATTTCTCACAAATTCCAAAGATAGACGTCTTAGTTGTTGATGAAGCACACAAGATCGGTGATGGTGGAAGAGGTGTTATTCTTCAACATGTAATTGAACTGACTTGTCTAAATAACCCTGATTCAAAAGTTATCTTTGCAAGTCCTTTCACCTTAAATCCTGAAATATTGCTCAGTGATGCTCCAATATTAAAAAACAAAAGAACTATAAAAAGTGACTATGTTACAGTTAATCAAAATTTAATATGGGTAGAACAAAAACCACGCAAGACCAAAGATTGGTTGATGTATTATTTTGCAAACGGTGAAAAACGCGAGTTAGGAAACTTTTCTTTAGAAAATGCACCATCTCCTGAAAGTAAAAGATTGCCTTTTGTAGCTCTTTGTTTAGGTAAGGGGGCTTCTGGTAACGTAGTTTACGTAAATGGAGCCGCTGAAGCAGAATCTACTTCCAAGCTAATATCTGCAAGTATAGAAAATGAGACTGAGGATGAAGAAATTTTAGCTCTCGTTGAGCTTAGTGAGACAATTATACATAAAAATTTCGCATTAAATCGCACTCTAAAAAAGAGAGTCGCTTTTCATTATGGCAACATGCCTTTAATAATAAAGGGCGAGATTGAACGATTGTTTAGTAAAGGTAAGATTGATTTTTTAATTTGTACCTCAACTTTAGTTGAGGGCGTAAACATGGCTTGTAAAAATATTTTTATAAGAGGCCCTAAAAAGGGTAATTCAACCCCGATGCGAGAAGAGGATTTTTGGAATCTTGCTGGCAGAGCTGGTCGTTGGGGAAAAGAATTCCAAGGTAATGTCATCTGCATCGATAGCGACAATGAAAAAATTTGGAATGGAGAGCCTCCAAAAACCAAAAAAAATATATTTATAACTCGCGCCACGGATGCTATTTCCCATGACATGGATAAGTTGGTTTCCTATATTTTTTCAGAGCATCATTTTGGTATGTCTGAGCGGAATCCTAATCTCCAGAGTCTATTTAGTTATTTATGTTCATCATTTTATTTTTATAATGGCTTGGATAATAATCCTTACATGGAAAAGTACAATATAAAAAATATCGATGTTTTAAATGAAGCAATATTTGATGTTTTTGATTCTTTAACTTTTCCACACGAATTGGTTGTGCGGCATCCTGGTATAAGCCCGCTTTTAATGCAAAACCTTTGGGATAGATTTTCGCGGGATACAAACAAACCTGTAGAGAGATTACTGCTTTCTGAACCTGGTAGTAATGATGCGTTAGATTCATATGTATCCGCATTCTCTAGAATTAGTGATACTCTGAGTAAGAAGCTAGGTTATAATTCAAAAGGAGCTTACGTACAGGCCTTGTTAGTTTCCAAGTGGATGAAAGGTTATCCCCTAGCAAGATTGATCTCGGATAGAATAAGATATAACAAAAAGAAAAATATTGTTTTCAAAGAAGCGACTTTAATACGAGGGGTTATGAAGGATGTTGAAGAGATCGCTCGCTATCAAGCTCCAAGGCTTTTAGGATGTTATAATGATTTATTAAAAAGCTTTTATCTTTCGATAGATCGCACAGACTTAGCAAAAGATGTTGAAGATATCGGTGTTTATTTAGAACTGGGTGTAAGTTTAAAAACTCAGATTTCACTAATAGGGCTTGGCTTTTCAAGAACTGCTGCTGTAATGATTTCAGAGCTTATTCCTAATGATAGTTTAGATGAGGAAGAATGCATTAATTGGATTAAGGACAATAAAGTTGACATGGAAGAACTGCCACAATTAGTTCAAAACGAAATACATAATATATTTCGTAACTTTTGGGTACAATAGTCTTATTTAGACGATTTTTTAAACAATCAATAGAGAAGTTTTTGAATTTTATCATTCTTCCAGTAACAAAAACTTCTCTTTTATAACACCGCTCAGGCTATTCCAGAATAGGCTTTGCTTACTTCACTATGCCTTGTGCCGCAATGCCTCAAAATAACAAGGCCATGTTGCAGTAACGCCTCACTACGTTCAGGTTCAAACCATTTCCCGTTAAATTTTCCTCCGTGAAAAAGATTGTTTCTTACACGGCGGATTAACAAAAAAAGAAATTTTGCTAAATCTTTTTCTTGTGGTAAAGAATCATCCCAAACTAAAGAGTCATCTTCTATGATTTGTTTTTTGGGTGGGTGTTCTTTAAAGTAGGTGATAGCAGCAATTAGCTCTGGATCAGTTGTGTTATTTATGATTTCAGAAACTTGCTTTGCATACTCATCCCAGTTCGCTTTAGCATCTTTTATTTTATGATGAAGTCCACATGCCTTAAGGCAATATTCATAACGTGAAAACTCTCTAAAGAATTCATAACATAAATTATCTAGATTATTCTCCATGAACTATATCTCCATGTATAACAAGTTAACTAATATTGATTGCGCTCGTACACTTTTTGGCCCCACCAATTCATAAGTCCTATTCGTTGCTCAAGGTAAGTTGAACGATTATATGCTCTGCGCACTTCATTTTTATCACTATGTGCAAGAGCAGCCTCAATTACATCTGCATTAAAACCCGCTTCATTTAATGCGGTGCTGGCAATTGAACGCAATCCATGAGCAACCAATCTACCACCAAATCCAATCCTTTTTAAAGCAGCATTTGCCGTCTGGCTATTCATTGGTTGCTTTGGGTCATTCCGACTCGGGAAAACATGTTCACGATGGGCACTGATTAGCTTCATCACATCAAGAATCTCTAATGCCTGAGGAGATAGAGGGACTATGTGTTCCCGCTTAGCCTTCATTCGTTCAGCTGGGATAGTCCAGAGCTTTGCATCGAGATCGAGCTCAGCCCACCTAGCACCGGAAGCCTCAGAAGGACGAACTAGAGTCAGGAGTTGCCACTCAATGAGGCAGCGAGTCGGAACAGACAAATTTGACATGACGAGAGAACGCATCAGCATAGGCAATTCTTCTGGGCGCAACGTAGGCATATTTTGTTTTTTTGGCTTCTCAAAGGCCATTCCAATGCCTGATGCTGGATTGGCATCAATAAGACCAGTATTTACGGCATAAATCATTATCTCGTTAACACGCTGCACCAACCGGCGCACCGTCTCCAGCGCCCCACGAGCTTTGATCGGTTCAAGGGCTTCAACCAGTGTTCGGGCTTTGATTTGCTGGACAGGGATCTCCCCGATGGTGGGGAATACGTCTTTTTCCAGTGAACGCCATATATCTTTAGCGTAATCATGGGTAACGCTTTTGCTTTTGAGCTGGAACCAGTTAGCGGCGACCGTCGAAAAAATACTGTCCAGAGCGATTTGCTGCTGTTCCTCTGCAACTTCAGCTTGAATTTGCGGGTCGATTCCGTTGGCTAATAGGGCAAGGTAATCTGCTCTTAACCCTCGGGCATCAGCAAGAGAAAGGGCAGGAAAAGCACCAAGTCCCATCATAGTCCGCTGTTTTGTTGCTGGGCGTTGATAGCGAAAGCGCCAGAGTTTCTTGCCGCTAGTTTTCACTATCAGGAAAAGCCCATCGCCATCATGCAGCGTTAGATCCTTCTCTAACGCTTTCGCGCGCAGAACTTCGGTGTTGGTCAGGGGGCGTGTTGTCCGTGCCACTGTGGCCGCTCCTTCATGAATTGGTATACGCTTTTAGGTATACATCCTACCGTATACCGAAACGTATACCAATAATCATCGGATTTAGCCGGATGTTCTCGGACAACGACAAACACAAAAAAGCCCGCAGGGCTTGTGCCATGCGGGCTTTCTGTACTTCACCGGACGTATCCGGATCATTATTTGGTGGAGCTGGCGGGAGTTGAACCCGCGTCCGAAATTCCTACATACTATCTTAACTATAACAAAAACAATGATTTGCTTTTTAAAACAGTAGGTTGGTATTACTCGGTGTTTGTTCATTTTACTCGTTTTTAATGCTCTGCCGCCAAAGTGCCGCCAGTCTTTCTTGAATCTTCTAATGCTTCATGATCTTTAATTAGTACCTTCAACGAGTTAATTACTTTAATTTGGCATTCCTTAATTAAGTCAGGTAATTTTTCATCAATCTTTGTTTCTTTTGAATAGAATAAAGTTCTGTTAATGCAATTTTCCAGTCCTCCACTCTCATTCAAATCGGGGAATAGTACAAATCTCCCAAATGCAATGCCATTTTCCACTTCAACATATACCTTTGGGTGCTCATCTATATAACCGTGGTGAATTATATGATTTCGTAATGATGTTACAGTGTTTATAAAATTGCTATTTTCAAATATGGTATCCGTTGTTGTCGAAAAAACTAATTCTTTATAGTTGCCGTATAATTTATTTTTGGATATTAATTTCTTGTATTTAGAGATTGGGAAGTTACTCTTTAATAATTCAAAGGAGATTTTAGTAACGTAGTCAAACAAACTATTCATTTTTATAAATAGCATGCTTAACAAAGAAAATAGCAAGCTTGTTTTTGGCGATTTTGCTACTAAAATCCCTTTAAAATCTTTGTCTGGTGTGGTTATTAACAAATCGCTCCAGAGTATTTCATAAAATTGTTGCGCTATAACAGAGAGTTCCAAACTACACTCTGTTATATATGAAATTAAGACTTCACAGTCTTGGATGTAAAGAATGTTTGAATCAAAAAATTGCGTTAATTTATTAAAAGTGTTTTTGCAAACTTGAGATTCCGAGTTATGACCAACATCTCTGATAGTGTAAATGTTAGATTCTTCGGCGATGGAAATCCTTTCTTTTATTTTATCGAAAATTGCATACAGGGCTATACTTAGATTTTCGATTTCATATTGTTCGTTTGTATAGATGATGTTATTCATCAGATCACTTCCTATTTCTATAATGGAGTTAGAGGTTTTTTGTAACTGCATCCTCTTAATACTCTACCGCCAAAACGCCGCCACTTAAGGCTCAAGATAATCATGCTTCATCATTTTATGAATTAACAATTGAACTTTTTTGAATGAGGTATTATTGTAATATTCCACTAGCGATTCATCAAAATCTTCAATTGTACCTGATGCTGGAGTTGGTCCTCCCATTATGAGTCTATCTTCATCCATACCATCGGTCTTGACGTTTAAAGTGCTAAATACTTGCCATGAAACAGGTTTGGTAAATTTAAATATATTTAGTAAGTGTGGGCAGTAATCATAACCAGAATCCAAAATATTATCCATTTTAGGTGGCATGATTATATTAATACCAATATCACTATCTTTTTGATTGAGAATTTTAGTCGTGCGATAAGCGATACCGGCTATGCCCTTATTTTCATTGCTGCTGAGCCATTGCATAAGAAGGTTGGGGATTATGTACTCAGGGTTGAAACTAGAGTTTTTATGTTGTTTTGTATAATTACAGGCTAACACAAGTGGCCAGGAAATTAAGTTCGAAATGACCCTATTCATAGTTCCTTCAGTATCATTATCTAACAGCCATGCTAAGGTGTTTATGTTCAATGCTGATCTCAAATTATAACCAAGGTTAAGTATTCTATGTGATGAACCAGACTCTGTGATGAATGAAGATACATATAATTTATCAAAGTCTGGTTTTTCCATTTCTTGCCAACATACAAAAATAGAGGTTCCTAAATATAAACAAGGAAGGCCTGAGACTGAGTATCTTTGTGCATTCACAAGATAACGTTTAGAAAAAGGAATATGAAAGATATCACGCCTTTCTTTTATTATTTGATCGCTTTTTCTTACGCGAAATAGAGGTTTTCCAGGATGACAAAACACACTTAATGGAACGGACATATTATAGATGTGGTCATTTATATTTGTCTTGGTGATAGCGTGATCAAATGTTAGGTAAGATTCTTTGATTTTACCGTTTAAATATAATCTAAGTGTTTCTGAAATTTTATCCGAGAGTGTTTTTGTGCTTTTTATTTTTGATTTTATTTCACGAATTACAAGGTTGTGAGGGTTTTTACTGTAAATCTTGTTTATGACTTCTAGGTAACATTTAACCCTATTGTTAAAATCTTTAATGATATTATTTCCCGCGAGATAAGGAGCTTGTAATAGTGGTTTGGACTCTATTTCGAATAATATTTCATTAAGCATTGCTACATAATCTGTGGTACTAATTTTATTAATTTTCATTATGTTAAATCGCTAGTGATGATAAAGGGTTTTTTGTTACAGCATCTTCAAGATGCTCAGGTGAAAAATGAGAATAGACCATAGTCATTTTTATATCTGAATGGCCTAAAATATCTCTTAGTACAAGAATATTCCCTCCATTCATCATAAAGTAACTGGCGAATGTATGGCGCAAGACGTGGGTACATTGTCCCTCTGGCAAGTCGATACCAGCTCGTTTAACTGCACGCTCAAAAGCTTTTCTGCATGGGGTGAATAACTTCCCTCTGTTCTTGGGGAGTTCGTCATACAGATCCTGAGATATCGGCACGGTACGGTTTTTCTTGCCCTTCGTCTTGGTATAAGTGATGCGGTATTTTGATAACTGATGGCCCTGCAGGTTTTCTGCTTCACTCCACCGCGCACCAGTAGCTAGGCATATTTTTGCAATCATCAGCAGGCTGGGGCTTTGAGAATCCGCGCAGGCATCCAGCAGGCGTTTAATTTCTTCTGGGGTCAGGAATGCCAGTTCACCCTCTGCGATTTTGAATGTTGGCAGACCGGCGAGCGGGTTAGGGGCTGACCAGTGGCCCAGTTTTTTCAGAGTCCCAAAAACTGATGATAGGTTGCGTTGTTCGAGGTTTACCGTTCGGGGCTTAACTGGCGACATAAGCGCGCCATCTTCATTTCGCACTTCACCTTTTAATCGCGCTTCACGGTATTTCGTAAAATCTCCGGCGGTCAGCTCTGAGGCGATAGGGTCGCCCAGGCCATTACAGATAATTCTAAGTTTCGCCATCAGGCGTTTGGGGTCTGCGAGCGTCTGCCCGTATAGTGAGTGCCATTGCTCTATCACTTCTGACAGATGCCGCCGATCTTCCTTTTCCCCCAGCCATGGTTTTTTGTTTACTTCATCCATGGTGAAGTTTTCGAATGCTACGGCTTCGCCTTTCGTCGCAAATTGCTTGCGCACGCGCTTGCCGTCCCGCCCGTTAGGGTAGCACTCACACAACCATTTTCCGTTCGGCTGTTTACTGATGGTCATGACTAAATACTCTTGATTACTTTAATGGCTCGCCCGACAACTTCCACATCATCAACAGAACACTCAAAGGATGAGTCGTCCTGGTGAACAACAATTCTGTTGCCTGGTATTCGGGCAATCTTGACGATGCTTTTCACCCCATCAATATCGACAAGCCAGTAACCATTGCTAACCTGTTTGACAGATATATCCACTACAAAGCAGTCAGTAGACGTTTTTATAAACAATGAATTGCCGGGCTCACTGTCCAGTAAGCTGCTATCAAGCAAGACTTCCCCTTCGTTATTCAACTCCCCATTCTTCAATTCGGCTTGCTTAATGCTGGGGGCAACGATTTTGGAAAGTGGTCGAAGCGTGACGTTTGACTCGTTTACGGGATTTTTTTCTCGATCTTCTGAAGTGAACATTTCACCCTGGCCTGTGGCTAGCCATAGCAGCGAAACCCCTGTTTCAAGTGCACACTGGATGACCCACTCAGCAGGAAAGCTATCTCGTAAGTTTCTGTTTGCCATAGTGCTTTTTGAAATTTTTAAATGGTCAGCTAGTGCTTGTTTGGTGCTGAATCCATATGCCTTAAGCAATCTTTCGATCGCCTCTCTACCTCCCGTATTGGGACCTGCCTGAATGTTGATCATCAAATACTCCATTGACGACCACTTAAAGTGATCGTAGTATCGCGATTATCCCGCAAGGGGAATCCTGAAAAGTGAGCTAAAACGAGATAAAACTAACTTAAATCTAAGGATACTGCACTATGAGCACAGATATTTCAATTCGTGTACCAAAAGAGATGGCTACGCCTGCTGAATTCGCTGAATGGGAAGGTATTTCCCGTGGGTCTGTTTACCAAAAAATTCACCATGGCCAACTCGCTAAGTACATGGTCAAGAAAGAAAAAAACAAAGGCCGCGTAAGCCTGCGTTATCTGATGTACAAAACTGATCAGGTCCGTGAATCCCTCGGTCATTCCAACTTCCGCGTCATTGTTGGTAAGTAACTTCAATTATGGGAACTTTCTAAGGGAGCACCATGTTTGATTACAAGATTTCCAAACATCCGCATTTTGATGAAGCCTGTCGGGCTTTCGCACTGCGTCACAACATGGCGAAGCTGGCAGAACGCGCGGGAATGAACGTCCAGACGCTGCGTAACAAGCTTAACCCGGAACAATCACATCAGCTCACGCCGTCAGAAATCTGGTTGCTTACCGATCTGACTGAAGATTCAACGCTGGTCGATGGCTTTCTGGCTCAGATTCATTGTCTGCCATGTGTACCGATTAATGAGGTGGCAAAAGAGAAACTGCCACATTACGTCATGAGTGCAACCGCAGAGATCGGGCGTGTTGCTGCAGGTGCGGTATCTGGCGATGTAAAAACCTGTGCCGGTCGTCGTGATGCTATCAGCAGCATTAACTCTGTAACACGACTGATGGCGCTGGCGGCTGTTTCATTGCAGGCCCGTTTACAGGCTAATCCTGCGATGGCGAGTGCAGTTGATACCGTGACTGGCCTCGGTGCTTCATTCGGTTTGCTGTGAGGTGCTTATGCTGACGAAAGAACCATCATTTGCATCGCTGCTGGTAAAACAAAGCCCGGCAATGCACTACGGTCACGGCTGGATCATGGGTGAGGATGGTAAACGCTGGCATCCGTGCCGTTCACAAGATGAATTGCTGTCTGAATTGACCACGAGGAAACGGAGAAAGTCCAAATGTATGCGGCAGAAAATAAAGTGGTTTATCACTTTCGTTACAGAGGGGAGAATTATTCAGTACCTGAAGATGATTTGCTCTGTTGTTATCCGTCGTTGTCGGGCGATGGTAGCTACTTTTTCACGCTAAAGGATGGAACCTTTATACGTGGTGAAAAAGTACAAGAAGTGATGCGTATAAAGACATCACCTCTTGAACGTTATCGGCGAAATATTTATCGGTAACGATCTATCAGTGTCTGTATCAGATGAGTGAATTCTTGTTGTTTAACCGAACCTAAAGGAAGTTTGTTTAATTCTTCGCGGAGGAGCTCAAAAAATGCTGATTGATTTGCTGAGTCAGTTCGAAATAAGGAGTGGATCAGACCTGAAACAAGAATTCGTTGAACAGCAACCTCATCGCGAAGACTGGAGATCTCGTTTTCAAGTTGCTCTATACGCTCTCTTTCAACCGGGTTCAACATTGATGATTCCTTCTAGCTATCAATATGTTGGTAATGGATCATATCAAAAATTTTTTAGTAGATGTGTTGTGGGATGCATAAATGGCTATTGAAGGCACTGCGGCGACTGTTCCATTAAGCCCCGGTGAACGCCTGAATGGACTTAATCACATTGCGGAGTTAAGGGCGAAAGTTTTTGGCCTGAATATTGAGTCAGAGCTTGAGCGGTTTATTAAAGATATGCGTGATTCACGGGATATTAATAGCGAACAAAATAAACGGGCACTGGCTGCCATATTCTTTATGGCAAAAATTCCAGCTGAACGTCATAGCATCAGCATTAATGAGCTGACCACTGACGAAAAGCGGGAGTTGATTAAAGCAATGAATCATTTTCGTGCAGTGGTGAGCTTATTTCCCAGACGGCTAACCATGCCGAATTAACCAACTAATGAAATTAATGGCGTAAACCCGCCGGGCATCCCTTTATCTAAATTCAGGAGAATTGATTATGCGTAATATTGAAACCCTCACGACTAAAACCGGACCGGATGATGCAGGTCTTAATCTTTTACTGACAGAGGCCCGTCTTGAAGAACGTCGGGCAAGGGCTGAGGCAATGGCTGCCCGCCTTGATAGCCTGGCGTGTCATATCACATCCCGCCAGTTAAACCACGTCGAAGCGGCAGAACTGCTGCGTGTGACTGCTGAAGCAATCCAGAACGAAGCGCAGGAGATCCACTGATGGCTGATGCAATGGATCTCGTACAGCAGCGAGTTGAAGAAGAACGCCAACGTCATATCCGTGCTGCCCGTGCCAAAACACCGGGCGTGTCCCGCGTGCTTTGCGTTGAGTGTGAAGCGCCAATTCCGCCAGCACGCCGTCGTGCCATTCCGGGTGTGCAGCTTTGCATTACCTGTCAGGAAATCGCAGAGCTGAAAGGCAAACATTACAACGGAGGTGCTGTATGAGCACCATCCTGAAATGGGCGGGAAATAAAACCGCAATTATGTCCGAACTGAAAAAACACCTTCCTGCTGGCCCGCGACTGGTTGAACCTTTCGCGGGTTCCTGTGCGGTGATGATGGAGACGGATTATCCAAGCTATCTGGTTGCGGATATTAATCCTGATTTAATCAACCTCTATAAAAAGGTTGCCGCTGATTGTGAATCGTTTATATCTCGCGCCAGAGTTTTATTTGAGATCGCAAACAGGGAGGTAGCTTATTACAACATAAGGCAGGAGTTTAATTACTCAACTGAAATTACTGATTTCATGAAAGCGGTATATTTCCTGTATCTCAATCGTCACGGTTACCGTGGTTTATGTCGCTATAACAAGAGCGGGCATTTCAACATTCCCTACGGTAATTATAAAAATCCGTATTTATCTGAAAAAGAAATTCGCGCATTTGCAGAAAAAGCCCAGCGGGCAACGTTTATCTGCGCCAGCTTTGATGAAACGCTGGCGATGTTGAAGGCGGGGGATGTGGTGTATTGCGATCCGCCGTATGACGGTACGTTTTCCGGCTATCACACTGATGGTTTCACTGAAGATGACCAGTATCACCTGGCATCCGTTCTTGAACATCGAGCATCTGAAGGACATCCGGTCATTGTTTCTAACAGTGACACATCCCTGATCCGTTCGCTGTATCGCAATTTTACTCACCACTACATCAAGGCAAAACGCAGCATCGGCGTAGCAGCTGGTGAGAGTAAATCTGCAACAGAAATCATCGCTGTTTCCGGGGCGCGCTGCTGGGTGGGATTTGATCCTTTGCGTGGCGTGGATAGTTCTGCCGTGAACGGAGTGCGTGCATGAGCCATGCTGATATGAACAACTGCAGCGGCTTTAACGAGGCCGCCGCAGCATTCTCATGGAACAGCCCGAAAAAGGCCATTAACCCTTATCTGGACCCGGCGGAAGTCGCGCCGGTTTCTGCGCTTTCAAACCTGATCACTCTGTACGCTGCCGATAACGAGCAGGAACAGCTGCGCCGCGAGGCACTGAGTGCTCAGGTCTGGGAGCGTTATTTCTTTAATGAATCCCGTGATCCTGTCCAACGCGAAATGGAGCAGGATAAGCTCATTAGCTGGGCAAAGCTGGCGCATGAGCAGCAGCGTTTTAATCCAGACATGGTCATTCTGGCGGACGTTAACGCCCAGCCTTCCCATATCAGCAAGCCGCTGATGCAACGTATTGAATACTTCAGCAGCCTGGGCAGGCCAAAGGCTTATTCCCGCTATTTGCGTGAGACGATTAAGCCATGTCTGGAACGGCTGGAGCATGTACGCGACAGTCAGCTATCCACTTCTTTTCGCTTTATGGCAAGCCATGAAGGGCTGGATGGCCTGCTGATTCTGCCTGAAATGAGTCAGGATCAGGTGAAACGCCTGTCCACCTTGGTAGCTGCGCATATGAGCATGTGCCTTGATGCTGCTTGTGGCGATTTGTATGCCACCGATGATGTTAAGCCAGAAGAAATCCGCAAGACATGGGAAAAGGTGGCAGCAGAAACCCTGCGACTGGATGTCATACCGCCTGCGTTTGAGCAACTCCGCCGGAAAAGAAACCGCCGTAAACCCGTGCCCTATGAACTCATTCCGGGGTCGCTGGCGCGTATGCTGTGCGCCGACTGGTGGTATCGGAAATTGTGGAAGATGCGTTGCGAATGGCGGGAAGAGCAGTTGCGTGCTGTTTGCCTGGTCAGCAAAAAAGCATCTCCCTATGTCAGCTATGAAGCCGTGATGCATAAACGTGAGCAGCGCCGCAAGTCACTGGAGTTTTTCCGTTCTCATGAACTGGTGAACGAAGACGGCGACACGCTGGACATGGAGGATGTGGTAAACGCCAGCAGCAGCAACCCTGCGCATCGCCGCAATGAGATGATGGCCTGTGTTAAAGGTCTGGAGCTTATCGCGGAAATGCGCGGTGACTGCGCCGTTTTCTACACCATCACCTGTCCGTCACGTTTCCATTCCACGCTAAATAACGGCAGGCCCAACCCGACCTGGACAAATGCGACGGTAAGACAAAGCAGTGATTATCTGGTCGGCATGTTTGCTGCATTTCGTAAGGCGATGCACAAAGCCGGATTGCGCTGGTATGGCGTGCGGGTGGCTGAGCCGCATCATGACGGTACAGTTCACTGGCATCTGTTGTGTTTTATGCGCAAAAAAGATCGCCGCACCATTACTGCTTTGTTGCGTAAGTTTGCCATTCGTGAAGACCGCGAGGAGCTGGGTAATAACACGGGACCACGCTTTAAGTCTGAGCTGATAAACCCGCGCAAAGGTACGCCAACAAGCTACATCGCGAAATACATCAGTAAGAACATTGACGGGCGTGGTCTGGCTGGCGAGATCAGCAAGGAAACGGGTAAATCCCTGCGTGATAACGCTGAATACGTTAATGCCTGGGCGTCTCTGCATCGTGTTCAGCAATTCCGCTTCTTTGGCATTCCGGGGCGTCAGGCTTACCGTGAACTGCGATTGCTGGCTGGTCAGGCGGCAAGGCAACAGGGGGACAAAAAAGCAGGTGCGCCGGTACTGGATAACCCGCGCCTTGATGCAATCCTGGCTGCTGCTGATGCTGGTTGTTTTGCCACCTACATCATGAAGCAGGGCGGCGTACTGGTTCCCCGCAAATATCACCTCATCAGAACTGCTTATGAAATCAACGAAGAACCGACCGCCTATGGCGATCACGGTATTCGTATTTATGGCATCTGGTCACCCATTGCAGAGGGCAAGATCTGCACTCATGCGGTGAAGTGGAAAATGGTTCGTAAGGCCGTTGACGTTCAGGAGGCGGCAGCCGACCAGGGCGCTTGCGCCCCTTGGACTCGTGACAATAACTGTCCCCTTGCTGAAAATTTGAACCAACAGGAGAAAGATAAATCAGCTGATGGGGACACCAGAACGGACATTACCCGCATGGATGACAAAGAATTGCACGATTACCTGCACAGTATGAGCAAAAAAGAACGCCGGGAACTGGCAGCGAGGTTACTCCTGGTTAAACCGAAACGGCGTGAAGACTACAAACAGCGAATTACAGACCATCAGCGACAGCAGCTCGTGTATGAGCTGAAGTCCAGAGGATTTGATGGTAGCGAGAAAGAGGTCGATTTACTCCTTCGCGGCGGCAGTATTCCGTCAGGAGCAGGCCTGCGTATCTTCTATCGGAACCAGCGTTTGCAGGAAGATGATAAGTGGCGAAACCTGTATTAATTACGCTGGTTAACAATTCGTGCTCTTAATAATACCAGGCATATCAGGCTGATAAGCGTAAAAAAACGTTTTACATCAGTAAGATTATTATATACTGTAAATATAAACAGTGGTTATACATACAGTATTGCGTGTGGTGTCATAGGAGGAAAGATGCAGGACTATTTTTTGGAGTCTTTGAAGCTCCAGCGCATTGATTTTTTTCTTAAGCTTGTAGCGGCTAGTGAGTGTAGTGATGAAGAGAAGGGGCTGGCTTTGCAGTGGGTTTCTGAACTAACAGATGAACTCATGGCAAAAATCAGAACCCACGAATACAACCGCTCAATGGATGTCATCAGCTGAGGTGACTTTTATGCGCATTGAAATAATGATCGATAAAGAGCAGAAGATTAGCCAGTCTACACTGGACGCCCTTGAATCCGAGCTTTACCGCAATCTGCGCCCCCTGTATCCCAAAACGGTAATTCGTATCCGCAAAGGTAGCTCTAACGGTGTGGAACTGACCGGACTGCAACTGGACGAAGAAAGAAAACAAGTGATGAAAATTATGCAGAAGGTGTGGGAAGACGACAGCTGGCTGCATTAAGAAACGTTGCTGGCGTCTGAACTTGCTTCTGGCGTCAGCAAGGTTGAACAACGAGCTGTGCGAGGCGTTAGCTCTGTGGTGCATGTCTATGCCGCATGAGATCGCATGATCGTTTGAGGATCGTTTTTGCTAAGGCCTGCCAGAACTGGCGGGCTTTTGCGTAGATCATGCAGGTGCATGAAAACCACTACATAAAGCGGGCAGGCGTGGCGGGGATACGAGCGCGCGCAAGGTATAGAAACAGTCGTTTGTTTACAAACAGATACTATGATTTTCAATGTTCTTTCAAATTGTTGCTTTAAGATAGCAGGTAGATGTTTGTAGTTGTTGCGTGAACTGATAAGCTTCAACAACTATCGAGGAAAGGATATGAAGCGGCTAACTGAAGAACAAATTGAACATTCTTTGATCAGAGCAAGGAAGATTGCGAAGCGGGAGTCAAGAAAGCTTTCTGGTGGAAGACGGATGCTACAGCCCATGCGGGTATTCTCTCGTGTGAGAATACCCGCGCCTGCGTCATTGGACTTATTTAATACTAAAAATTACAAACTATTTATAGAGTTTATCACTTTAATCAGAGATTACATCAATGATGGTGAGAAAATTTTAATAGATTTCAGAAATACAAAATCTCTGAAAGCATGTGCAGTAATCGTATTGTATGCACATATTGACTTTTTACAAAGGCAAACAAAAGATAAAAATATAATTTCTATTACTACGTGCGGTTCACCCAGGGCAAATAACTGGTTTAAAATATGTGGTATTTGGGGGATTACAGGGTTTCAGCGTATAGCTGCAGATAAGCTTAATTCAATGGAAATTGTTTCCGCTGTTGCAGGCAAAACTAGAGATGATCATGAAAGTGCCGAAGCAAGACAAAAAATTAAAAATATTCTACGTTATATAAAAGATACCATTTATGAAGGTAAGATTTCCGCTTCGGATGGTGTGAAATTATATGCAGCATTAACTGAATCTATTAGCAATGTTGGTCTACATGCGTATTCAAATGAAGAACAGTTCTCTGAATTTATTGAGGACATTGGTAAAAGATGGTGGATATTGGCACACAAAGTCGAAGAACAACTATTTTTGATGGTGTATGATATGGGAGAAGGTATCCCAGTTACATTGGTTAAAAAAGACTTTTTCACATTTATCGCTCAGATATTTAATCCTAAGACGGATTCTGATAAAATATTCGCGGCTGTACAGTATGGTGAGACAAGAATGAATAGTCAGAAGCATGGTAAAGGATTACCTGATATGAAAAGGTATGTTGTAGATAACCCTGAGGGGCAGTTACATATTTTTAGTGGAATGGGACGATATTCTTATGATGCTGAAAATAATGTTGAAGATAAATTTGATCTGCCATACTCCATAGGTGGAACCCTTATTCAATGGAATGTAAGTTTGAGAGGTGCTGAATGAAAATCAAAGAGATACATGTTGCTGAAGATTTTTCAGATGTTCCCTATGGCCGCTATGATGAGGATGGTCCTGATAATGGACAACGTTTCCGTGAAAAGTATCTTTTGAAAGCCATCCAAGATTATGATGAGGTGCACGTGTACCTTGATGGTGCTATGGGTTATGGTTCTTCATTCTTGGAAGAGGCGTTTGGTGGACTTTATAGAACAAATAATATAGATAAAGCTATAATTAGGAAAAAATTAAAAATATTTACTGATTTGGATTTCCTCAAGGATAGTATATGGGGATATATTTCTGATGCTAAAAAGGAGTGATGTTCATGGATGAACTTCCGGTTTATCTGCGGTTATTACAATACCTTGCTAGTTCAGGTGTGATTGCAATTCTAACAGCCTTGATTGGTTGGGTTTTTGTATATAGAAACTCCCGTGCGTTGCAAAAGAGGAGTGAAACATGGTCAATTGTAAAAAATGTTTCAGATAATTTAAAGGAAATTGAATCTGCATCAAGAAAGTTTTGGATACCGGGAGATTCAAAAGAAATTGATGCAATGTCATTTCAAAATGAGATAACAGCACTTCTTGCGGAGACCGAGCGGTGGTTGAATCATCTAAAACAACGCATTAATATCGAAGGTGACTATAAACCTTTGATTGCTGATTTATTCAAAGATGCTACATCTAATATTGAAAAAGCACAGGAGTATGATAAAAGTCAAAGGACAAGAATTAGTGTATTAGTGTCAAAAAGGGCGAAAATAATTAAATCTCTAATTGATGAGTCTTATCAGAAAAAATTCTTAAAGTGATAATTTGTTACGGCACGGTAGTGCCGTAGTTTTTTTTCTTATTATGTGTTGAGCGATGGATGTCCTATTAAGTGATGTAAATGTATCAGAATGAATATATTTCAAATTCTATTATTTTTTTATCAAGCCATTCATTTATCTCTCCTAAGCGTTTTTGTAATGGTATAAGTTCGTTTCGTACAAACACTTTACTTGCTTTCTCCACATCCCCAAACCCCCCAACATTATTAGGCATAATCCCCATCATCTGAGGCGGCACGCGGTGCGCTGCCATCATGTCATCCCGACTAACATTTTTGATATTCAGAAATTCATCCTTCGCCGCGACTTCTGACAATGGGATGATCTGAAGCCCGTCCTTTTTGCCGTTAGGCGAGTACATAAACAGGTTGCGGAAGTTGCCTGGACCTTTGGCGCTTTTCATCGCGTTGCGGAGGTTGTTCACATCCTCCTGGTTTTGCGCGGCATCGGTCATGTACATGATAAAGCCCGCATGGCTGCCGTTAATGTAATACTTGCGACGGAACAGCGTGGCGGACTCGTTGAGCAGGGCTGACGGAATGGCAGAAAGATAGCCGGGCAGGCCGTAGATCTCCTGGTTGATGTCCGGTTCCATCAGATGAAAAATGCTGCCTTTCGTGAACTGATACGGCTGGGTTGTCATACCGTATTGCACAAACCAGTAGGTATCCAGGTCTAATCCGCGTCGGGTGTATTTTGCCAGCGCAGGCTCAAGAGCGATAACTTCACCGAATCGGTTTGTGCGTTTCTCCAGGTAGGCGTTACCAAATACCAGATAGTCCTGCACAAAACGCGAAAAAGCCTGCTGGCTGAGCAGCGGATGAGGGATATAGGTACTGGTCAGAATGTTGCACTTTACTGCAATCGGGGAACTGTGATGCACGGCAGCGCGGAAGGTGCGCGCCAGTCCGTCAAAGCTGACGGGCGGCTCATACCAACGGTCCATCTGTACGCATTCCACATAGTCCAGCAGTTCTCGGCGGTCCAGAACAGGAACGGGATCGCCGAAGCTGAATGCTTCGGCTGTAGTCTGGTTTTTAAGCTGGAGCTGTTTCGTCGCCGCAGCGCGGTTCTTCTTACTCTTTCCCATCAAAAAATCTCCACAATATTGCTGGTATTGGCGGATTCGCCCTGCAGCGGTTCGTTAAACAGTGCGTGCATTGTTGCCCAGGCCAGATCGGCGTGGCTGGCTTCTTCGCTGCGGCTGGCTTCATAGGTCGGGCGGTTGCCGCTGGCGGTGGTTGCGCGACGGATTGCCATGAATGACTGCGCAATGTCGGTGTGTCCGGCGTCAAACTCCAGACGACGGTGACTGATAATGTCGTAGGCCTTGAGTACCAGAGCGTTTTTAACGTTGGGGTTGTAGACAAACTCCCGGACGGCAGGAAAGAACGCTTTCACGTTCTCATAAACCCCGTGACCGACGCCTGTCGAGTCAATGCCGATATAGGTCACGTTGTACTGCTCGGTCAGTTTTTTGATTGCATCAGCCTGGGCGCGGAAGTCCATCCCGCGCCACTGGTGACGCTCAAGAATACGGAACTTACCGCCCGGCACCGCTGGCGGAGCCACCACCACGCATCCGGCACTGTCGCCGTTTTGCGTACCTTTCGCCGGGTCATATCCGATCCACACTTCGCGCCAGCCAAACGGGCGCAGGGCCAGTGCATGAAAGTCGGTCCAGACTTCCCAACTGTCCACCATGCACGCCTGCAGCTCGCTGAGCGGGAACACGGACGCGAGATCGTCCACGAACTCACACATCAGCAGGTTCTGGTATTCGTCCGGGCTGTACTCCATGCGTAGCTGGTCGAGGTCGAACAGGTTACAGCCGCCGCGCACCGCATCTTCCACGGTGACTATCTGGCGGTACTGCCCGTCTGCGCACAGCAGGCCGGGGGCCAGATTGCTGTGGGACAGGTCGATGTCCACCTTATCGGCTTTGTTGCGCCCTCGGTTGAACAGCGCACCGGACCAGAACGGATAAGCACTGTGTGTCAGGCTGGATGGCGTGGAAAAATAGGTTTGTCGCCATTTTTTGTGAATAGCCATACCGGAAGCCACTTTGCGCAGCTCCTGGAATTTCGGTATCCAGAAATATTCATCCAGATACAGGTTGCCGTGGTAACTCTGGGCCGTGCGGGCATTGGTGCCGAGGAAGTAAAGCGTGGCCCCGTTAGGAAGCACCATCGGATCGCCTTTCAGCTCCACCTCGACTTCTTTGGCGAAGTCGATGATGTACTGCTTAAAGACGTGGGCCTGTGCCTTGCTGGCGGAAAGAAAAATCTGGTTACGTCCGGTAAGCAGGGCGTCAATCAGGGCTTCACGGGCAAAGTAAAAGGTCGCGCCGATCTGGCGTGATTTCAGCAGGTTGCGGATGCGGTTGGTTTTTCCGGCTTCCCACCAGTGGCGCTGGTAGTTGAACATGGAGGAATGGAAGATTTCTTCCAGCTTCTCAATCTGTTCATCGGTGAAGACATTCTTTTCCGGTTGACGGCGCGGGCCTTTGTTGCGGTTGGCGACGTTAGGGTTTAAGTCGGCTTCGTTGCCGCCATTGTTAAACTTGCCGATCCGCGCGTGGCGCTCCGACTGGCGCGCCAGCAGGTCAATCTCTTTGAAATCTTTCCCTTCTTTGTGCTCCTTCATAATGAGCTGGCAGTAGCGTGCGGCGGTGGTGAGCTGCATCTGATCCAGCGGCCCATAGTCACCCCACTTGTCGCGTTTTTTCCAGCTGTGAACGGTTGCAACTTTCTCGCCCAGCATTTCAGCAATGCGGGCTACGCGGTATCCCTGAAAGTACAGCAGCATGGCCTGCCGACGGGGATCGAGATCTGCGGGTGTCAGTGTGGTGTTCATGGCACAAACCTACAGCCTTGAATGAAGGCTTTCCCCGCCTTCGGTTTGTGTGGTTGTCGGTACAAATACCGCGCATTGTTTCACTGCCCCCATCACCGCAACCATAAGGCTCCAGTAAGTTTTTTCTAACGGAGCACGGCTCATGACAGTGAAAGCAAAGCGTTTTCGCATCGGGGTGGAAGGTGCCACCACCGACGGACGCGAAATCCAGCGTGAATGGCTGGAACAGATGGCAGCCAGCTACAACCCGGCGGTGTATACCGCGCTGATTAACCTTGAGCACATCAAGTCTTATCTGCCGGACAGCACCTTTAACCGTTACGGCAAGGTGACGGCGCTGTTTGCTGAAGAAATCACGGAGGGTCCGCTGGCGGGCAAGATGGCACTGTATGCCGACGTTGAGCCAACGGAATCACTGGTGGAACTGGTGAAAAAAGGCCAGAAATTATTCACCTCTATGGAAGTCAGCCCGAAGTTTGCTGATACGGGCAAAGCCTACCTGGTCGGCCTGGCTGCCACTGATGACCCTGCCAGTCTGGGCACTGAAATGCTGACATTCAGCGCCAGTGCAGCCCATAACCCGCTGGCAAACCGCAAGCAGAATCCCGCCAATCTTTTTACCGCTGCAGAGGAAACGGTGATCGAACTGGAAGAAATCCAGGATGACAAACCGTCCCTGTTTGCCCGTGTCACGGCGCTGTTCACCAAAAAAGAGCAGTCCGATGATGCCCGGTTCTCTGATGTGCATAAGGCCGTGGAGCTGGTCGCCACTGAGCAGCAGAACCTGAGCGCACGCACCGAAAAATCCCTGTCTGAGCAGGAAGAACGCCTGTCTGAACTGGAGACTGCTCTGCAGGAGCAGCAAACCGCTTTTAACGAACTGGTGAATAAGCTGAGTCATGAAGACAGCCGCCAGGACTACCGCCAGCGTGCAACAGGCGGTAACGCCCCCGCTGACACTCTGACCAATTGCTGATGGAGCACAAAACCTGATGAAGAAGAATACCCGCTTTGCTTTTAACGCTTACCTGCAGCAGCTGGCGCGTCTGAACGGTGTGGCAGTTGAAGAACTGTCCAGCAAGTTCACCGTGGAGCCGTCTGTACAGCAGACGCTGGAAGACCAGATCCAGCAGTCCGCCGCTTTCCTGACGCTGATTAACGTCACGCCAGTGACTGAGCAGTCCGGTCAGCTGCTGGGGTTGGGTGTTGGCAGCACCATTGCCGGAACCACTGATACCACCGCGAAAGAGCGTGAACCTGTCGATCCGACGCTGATGGTCGATGTGGAATACAAATGCGAGCAGACCAACTTTGACACGGTGCTGACCTACGCGAAGCTGGACCTGTGGGCGAAATTTCAGGATTTCCAGGTGCGTATCCGTGACGCCATCGTGAAACGTCAGGCACTGGACCGCATCATGATCGGCTTTAACGGCGTGAAGCGTGCGAAAACCTCCAACCGTAGTGAAAACCCGCTGCTGCAGGATGTGAACAAAGGCTGGCTGCAGAAAATCCGTGAGGATGCACCGGATCACGTCATGGGCAGCACCACCACAGGCGGTGAAACCACACCGGGCGCGGTGAAAGTCGGTAAAGGTGGCGAATATGTCAACCTGGACGCCGTGGTGATGGATGCCGTCAATGAGCTTATCGACGTGGTCTACCAGGACGATGACGATCTGGTGGTGATTTGCGGTCGTGAACTGTTGTCTGACAAGTATTTCCCGCTGGTCAACAAAGAGCAGGAAAACAGTGAAAAACTCGCTGCCGATATGATCATCAGTCAGAAACGCATGGGTGGCCTGCAGGCCGTGCGTGCGCCGTTCTTCCCGCCGAATGCACTGCTGATCACCCGTCTGGATAACTTGTCCATCTACTGGCAGGAAGACACCCGCCGCCGTTCAGTTATCGACAACCCGAAACGTGACCGGATTGAAAACTTTGAATCCGTTAATGAAGCCTATGTGGTTGAGGACTACCGCTGCGTCGCACTGGTGGAAAACATCCAGATTGGTGATTTCAGCGCCGCCGCAGCAGAAGCCGGAGCGTAAACCATGAGCCTGAGTCCCGCACGGCAGCATCGCCTGCGCGTTCAGGCTGAACAGGCCGCCCGTGAGGGCGGCAGTGTTCGCCACGCGTCGGGCTATGACCTGATGCTGCTGCAGCTGGCGGAAGACCGCCGCCGTCTCAAGGGCGTTCAGTCCACGGTGAAAAAAGCGGAAATAAAGGTGGAGCTGCTGCCGAAATATGCCGCCTGGGCGGAGGGCGTCCTGGCTGCCGGAGGCGCTCAACAGGATGACGTGCTGATGTACGTGATGCTGTGGCGCATTGATGCCGGAGATTATTCCGGGGCGCTGGAGATCGGGCGTCATGCCCTGCGTCATGGCTGGGTGATGCCGCTGGGTAACCGCAACGTGCAGACCGTGCTGGCAGAGGAAATGGCAGATGCAGCGCAGAGCGCAATGCTTGCCGCTACCGGCTTTGATGCCGATCTGTTGCTGCAGACGCTGGAGCTGACAGACGGTCTGGATATGCCGGACCAGTCACGGGCGCGTCTGCATAAAGCGATTGGCGCGGTCCTGAGTGAAAGCAATCCGGCGTCCGCCCTTAATCATCTCAACCATGCGTTACAGCTCGATCCCCGCTGTGGCGTGAAAAAAGACAAACAGCAGCTGGAGCGCAGACTGCGCAATGACAGCCGCTGACAGAACGTGCCCCCGCGCACGGGCGGCACGGGGTGGCGAAAGGCATAGCCACATCAAAATCCCGTCCACCGCCCTCTATTTCAGGAGAAAGCAGCATGAAGTTTGTTGCGCCAGAACAGGCACCGGAACAGGCGGAAATCATCAGAAATACGCCGTTCTGGCCTGATGTGGACCTGTCGGAGTTCCGCAGTGTGATGCGCACTGACGGCACGGTGACGCAGCCGCGTTTAAAGCAGGTTGCGCTGTCGGCAATTTCGGAGGTCAACGCAGAGCTGTATGAGTTTCGCAGACGCCAGCAGATGCTGGGATATGCCTCGCTGGCAGAGGTTCCGGCGGAACAGCTGGACGGCAAAAGTGAGCGCATTCAGCACTATTTCAACGCGGTTTACTGCTGGGCACGCGCCATGCTCAACGAACGATACCAGGACTATGACGCCACGGCATCCGGTGTGAAGCGGGGCGAAGAACTGGCAGAAGCCAGCGGTGATTTGTGGCGTGACGCCCGCTGGGCCATCAGCCGGGTACAGGATGCGCCGCACTGCACAGTGGAGCTTATCTGATGAAAGTGCGTGCGCATCAGTATGACACGGTGGACGCGCTTTGCTGGCGTCATTACGGGCGCACGCAGGGTGTCACGGAGCAGGTACTGAAGGCAAATCCGGGGCTTGCCGAATACAGCCCCTTTTTACCTCACGGGCTGCAGGTGGAGCTGCCGGACATTCCGACCACCACCACCGTGCAGACCGTCCAGCTATGGGACTGAATTATGACGCTTGAGCGAATCAGCGCCTTTATCACGTATTGCATCGCCGTCGTGCTGGCCTGGCTGGGCGATTTGTCCATCAAGGATGCCTCAACGCTGGGCGGCCTGATGATTGGTGTGCTGATGCTGGCTATCAACTGGTACTACAAACACAAAGCCTACCAGCTTCTGCGCGACGGGCAGATCTCGCGGGAGGACTATGAATCCATCAATCGTTAAACGCTGCCTTATCGGGACCGTGCTGGCTATTGCTGCCACGCTGCCGGGTTTTCAGCAGCTTCACACCTCCGTGGAGGGGCTGAAACTGATTGCCGATTACGAAGGCTGTCGTCTGCAGCCGTATCAGTGCAGCGCGGGTGTCTGGACCGACGGCATTGGTAATACATCGGGCGTCATTCCCGGCAAAACAATCACGGAGCGACAGGCAGCAGAAGGGCTGATCTCCAACGTGCTGCGTGTGGAGCGGGCGCTGGAAAGGTGTGTGAAGCAACAGCCGCCGCAGAAGGTGTATGACGCTGCGGTGTCGTTTGCCTTCAACGTGGGTACGGGCAATGCCTGCAGTTCCACGCTGGTGAAATTACTCAATCAGCGGCGCTGGGCGGATGCATGCCGACAGTTGCCGCGCTGGGTTTATGTGAAAGGTGTTTTTAATCAGGGGCTGGATAACCGCCGTGCGCGGGAGATGGCCTGGTGCTTACAGGGAGCAAACTGAAATGAAAAAGAAATTAATCAGCTGGCTGTTTCTGATGTTATGGATGGCGCTGTTAATCGCAGCAATGATGTATCCGCAGGGAATTTTTCCGGTACTGGCAGCATCCGGCGTTTGGGTAGCCTGTCTGCTGACATGGGCAGTAATTCCGGTAGCACTGGCTGCGTTAATTAAGAACGACCCGCTCTGGCAGGAGTTGAGGGCATCTTTGCTGAAGAGCATTACCCGAAAAGAAAACGTATTTATCAGCTGGATGATGCGATTGCTGATTGTCGTAAGTCTCGCCTGGACGGGGTGGGCTATTACCCTGGTCTTTTATCTGCTGACCGTTATTGCCTTCTGGATCACCCGTAATCAGATGGCGCAACAGGTAGCAGCATGAACCGGTTACTGCTGGTTGTGCTGGCTTTATTACTGGCGGCGCTGGGCTGGCAGACGTGGCGGCTGGCTGATGCCAGCCAGACCATAAGCACGCAGGCAGACGAGCTGCAGAGCAAAAGCCAGGCGCTGGCAAAGAGCAACAACCAGCTTATCAGCCTGTCCATTCTGACTGAAACTAACAACTGGGAGCAGGCGCGGCTCTATGCCGAAGCAGAACAGACCAGTGCACTGCTGAGACAACGACAACGCCGGATTGAGGAACTGAAACGTGAGAACGAGGATTTACGCCGCTGGGCTGATACTCCTTTGCCTGCTGACATTATCCGGCTGCGAAAACGTCCGGCATTCACCGGAGGTGCAGCTTACCGTCAGTGGTTGTCCGCGAGTGACGCCGTGTCGGCTGGATCAGGCCGCGCCGCACACTAACGGTGATCTGAGCGCATTGCTGGATGAAACGGAAGCCGCCTGGGCGGTCTGTGCAGATAAAGTGGACATGATTATTGCGTGTCAGGAGCGAAACAGTGAACAAACCACAATCCCTGCGCCACGCCCTCAATAAAGCGGTGCCTTATGTCCGCAATAACCCGGACAAACTGCATCTGTTTGTGGATAACGGTTCGCTGGTTGCTACAGGGGCCAGCTCCATGTCATGGGAGTATCGTTACACCCTGAACGTGGTGGTTGAGGATTTCAGCGGCGACCAGAATCTGTTGATGGCCCCGGTTTTGCTGTGGCTGCGGGATAACCAGCCCGATGCCATCAATAACCCGGCGTTACGGGAAAAGCTATTCACCTTTGAGGTGGATATTCTGCGCAACGATGTCTGTGATATCAGCCTTAACCTGCAACTGACGGAACGTGTGCTGGTCAGCACTAACGGCAGTGTGTCGAGCGTTGAAGCTGTAGCAGAACCCGATGAACCTGAAGAAATGTGGACGGTGAAACGTGGCTGAACTGCAGAAGGTGGACGACTGGCTGAGTGCCTTGCTGGCGAATCTGGAACCAGCCACGAGAAGCCGCATGATGCGCCAGCTGGCGCAGGAACTGCGCCGGACACAGCAGCAGAATATCAGGATGCAGCGCAATCCAGATGGCAGCAGTTATGAACCGCGCAGGGTAACAGCACGCAGCAAAAAAGGCCGCATCAAACGTCAGATGTTTGCAAAGCTGCGCACCACAAAATACCTGAAAACTGCCGCCAGCGCCGGCTCTGCCAGCGTACAGTTTGAAGGCAAGGTGCAGCGTATTGCCCGTGTTCACCATTACGGCCTGCGCGATCGCGTTAGCCGTAACGGCCCAGAAGTGCGCTATGCGGTGAGGAAGTTGTTGGGTATCAACGAAGAAGTGGAAACTTTAACTCAAGACATATTATTAATGTGGATATCCAGGAAGTAATATTAGGTGATAAGGGAATGCGTAGACTCTTGCTAATTCCATGATCTTTCTCTTATTTTTTAATGCCGTGATCTGATACATTGCCCTCTAGAGTTTGAGTTAGGAGGGTGTTATGTCTGAAAAGTTAATTTTTTTATCCCATATAACAGAAGAAAAAGAATTAGCGAAAATAATCAAAGATGCAATTGAAGACGAGTTTTCTGGATTCGTTGAAGTGTTTGTATCGTCAGATGGGAATACAATTAAAGCCGGTCAAAATTTCTTAAATGTTATTGAAAATGGGTTAGTAAATTGTATTGCTGCTATTTATCTGATAAGCCCAGAATCTGTCCAGAGAAGCTGGATTAGTTTTGAGTTAGGGGCTGTATGGGTTAGAAATGCTATCAGCCGGCAAAACGGCGGGCCAGAAATCCCTGCTATTCCTTTTTGCCACTCGGATATGACGTTTAGAGACTTGCCCCAACCTATCTGTAATCTAAATGGTATTGAAGCAAACCGATCTCATTCCTTGGAGTTTGCATTTAAGTCGATTCAGACCGCTGTTGGAGGAAAAGGACGATTGAGAACTGATTTTGATGTTCTTGCCGAGAAAGTTAACATTTTTGAGAGAGATTATACAGTCTTCAAAAGTATAGGCGAAATTCTCGGTTTAATTGGTGTAGATAGCCAGCGTCGCGCACAATTAGTTCAGCTTGTTAATAGTTCAGCAGAGAATGAAGTTATAATTAAAACTGATACTAGGCAGGATTCAGCAGATATAATATTTAAATTAGTTGATACTAAGTTAAGTCATTTCGCTAAATATAAAGTAACATCTTCTGGTTTAGGTATGGGACTTCAAGGCGCTTCTCCTTTCTGTGAATTTGAATTGAGAATGGATCGGAAAATACTCAGTGATTACTTGGCTCGATAGTTTCTATTACCTTGTGTGAGGTGCCACACAATTCCCTATATTACTAAAGCCTGCCAATTTCTGGCAGGCTTTTTCTATGAACGCACAATTAACCGAAATCATGCGCCTTATCACCAACCTGATCCGCACTGGGGTAGTCACCGAAGTGGACAGGGAAAACTGGCTTTGCCGGGTGAAAACGGGCGAGCTTGAAACCAACTGGATCAGCTGGCTGACGCTGCGTGCCGGGAATGCCCGCACATGGTGGCGACCATCGGAAGGTGAGCAGGTGGTGCTGCTGAGTCTGGGCGGAAATCTGGAAACCGCCTTTGCGTTGCCCGCTGTCTATTCGAATCAGTTCGCGCCACCGTCGACGTCGGCAGACGCCTGCGTGACAGAACATCCTGACGGCGGCTGGTTTGAATACGAGCCCACCACCGGGCGCTGGTATGTCAGAGGCATCAAATCCATGGTCATTGAGGCTGCCGACAACATCACCCTGAAAACCTGTGAGTTTGTGCTGGAGGCTGACCGCACGCGTATTAACAGCGAAGTGGTGATCAATGGTGGCGTTACCCAGGGCGGCGGTGCGATGAGTTCTAACGGGATTGTGGTTGATGCGCATCAGCATACTGGCGTCCTGAAAGGCGGCGATACAACCGGAGGCCCGGTATGACGCTTTATAGCGGGATGAACAATACCAGCGGCAAAGTCATTACTGATATTGATCATCTGCGCCAGTCGGTGCGGGACATTCTGCTGACACCGCAGGGTAGCCGCATTGCCCGCCGGGAATATGGTTCCCTCCTGTCGGTTTTAATAGATCAGCCACAAAATCCGGCATTACGCCTGCAGGTCATGTCGGCAGTGTATGTGGCGCTGAGTCGCTGGGAGCCACGGCTGACGCTGGATTCCATCACCATCAACAGCAACTTTGACGGTTCTATGGTGGTGGAGCTGACCGGGCGGCGGAATAACGGTGTGCCTGTGTCCCTTTCCGTATCAACAGGAGCAGAGAATGGCAGTGATTGACCTTTCGCAGTTGCCTGCACCGCAGATTGTGGATGTGCCGGACTTTGAGACGCTGCTTGCCGAACGCAAAGCAGAATTTGTGGCGCTTCATCCGAAAGATGAGCAGGAAGCCGTGATCCGCACGCTGGAACTGGAATCTGAACCCGTCACTAAATTGTTGCAGGAGAACGCTTACCGTGAGTTGCTTCTGCGCCAGCGCATTAACGAAGCCGCGCAGGCGGTGATGGTGGCTTACGCGATGGGCGGCGATCTTGACCAGCTCGCTGCTAACTACAACGTGACACGCCTGACGGTGACGCCTGCTGATAATGATGCTGTGCCGCCCGTTGCAGCTGTGATGGAAAGCGATGAAGCGTTACGCCTGCGTGTGCCTGCAGCCTTTGAAGGGCTTTCTGTTGCGGGGCCCACTGCAGCTTATGAATTTCATGCCCGAAGCGCCGACGGTCGGGTGGCGGATGCCAGTGCAACCAGTCCGGCTCCTGCAGAGGTGGTGCTTACGGTCCTAAGCCGTGAAGGCGACGGAACAGCAGAAAAAGACTTGCTGGATGTGGTGGAGAAAGCTCTGAACAGTGAGAACGTCCGCCCGGTTGCTGACCGTCTTACGGTTCGCAGCGCAGAAATCATCCCGTATCGCGTGGAAGCCACCATTTTTCTCTATCCGGGACCGGAAGCAGAGCCGGTAATGGCAGCGGCAAAAGCCAGTCTGCAGAAGTACATTGCCAGCCAGACGAGGCTTGGTCGGGATATTCGCCGTAGCGCCATCTTTGCTGCTCTGCATGTTGAGGGTGTTCAACGTGTGGAACTGGCTTCTCCGCTGGCGGATGTGGTCCTGAACAAAACACAGGCGGCATCATGTACGCAGTGGAGCGTAACCAACGGAGGAACGGATGAATAGTCTGCTGCCACCGGGTTCAACTTCACTGGAGCGCCGACTGGCGCAAACCTGTAGCGGGATTTCTGATCTGCAGGTGCCGCTGCGTGACTTGTGGAATCCGGCTGCCTGTCCGGTCAGCTTCCTGCCTTATCTCGCCTGGGCGTTCTCTGTGGATCGCTGGGACGAGGGCTGGACAGAAAGCGTCAAACGCCAGGTGGTGAAGGATGCTTTTTATATTCATCAGCATAAAGGAACCACCAGTGCCGTGCGGCGGGTGGTGGAACCGTTCGGATTCCTGATCCGCATTATTGAGTGGTGGCAGACCGGAGAAACACCGGGCACGTTTCGCCTGGATATCGGCGTGCAGGACCAGGGCATCACTGAAGATACCTATCTGGAACTTGAGCGGCTGATAAGCGATGCCAAACCATGTAGCCGTCACATGATCGGCATGTCCATCAATCTGCAGACCAGCGGTCCGCATTGGGTGGGGGCCGCCAGCTATCTTGGCGAAGAAATCACGATCTATCCGTATATCAACGAAACAATTATTTCTGGCGGCACCGCGCATGAAGGCGGGGCGGTCCATGTTATTGACACAATGAGAGTGAATCCATGAGCACAAAATTTTATACCCTGCTGACGGATATTGGCGCGGCGAAACTTGCCAGCGCCGCCGCACTCGGTGTGCCGTTAAAAATTACCCATATGGCGGTAGGCGATGGCGGCGGAACATTACCAACGCCGGATGCAAAGCAGACTGCACTGGTAAATGAGAAACGCCGGGCTGCGCTGAATATGCTCTATATCGACCCGCAAAACAGCAGCCAGATTATTGCTGAACAGGTGATCCCTGAAAACGAGGGTGGTTGGTGGATACGTGAAGTGGGCCTGTTTGATGAATCCGGGGCATTAATTGCCGTGGGCAACTGCCCGGAAAGCTATAAGCCGCAACTGGCTGAAGGCAGCGGGCGCACCCAGACCGTGCGCATGGTGCTGATTACCAGCAGTACGGACAATATCACCCTGAAAATTGACCCTGCCGTAGTGCTGTCAACCCGCAAGTATGTGGATGACAAAATATCAGAGCACGAACAGTCACGACGTCACCCGGACGCCTCGCTGACCGCAAAAGGTTTTACTCAGTTAAGCAGTGCGACCAACAGTGAATCCGAAATACTGGCCGCAACACCGAAGGCTGTGAAGGCTGCATATGATCTTGCAGCAGGTAAAGCATCCGCCAGTCACACACACCCGTGGAGCCAGATAACGGATGTGCCTGCAGCTTCACTGACGGTAAAAGGTACCGTGCAACTCAGCAGCGCCACTAACAGCACGTCAGAAACGCAGGCTGCCACACCAAAAGCTGTGAAGGCTGTATATGACCTTGCCAATGGAAAACAACCTGCCGACGCCACACTGACCGCACTGGCAGGCCTTGCCACTGCGGCAGACAAACTTCCGTATTTTACGGGGAATGATACAGCCAGCCTGACAACCCTGACTAACGTTGGACGGAATATTCTGGATAAAGCAAGCACACAGGCGGTTATTCAATATCTTGGTCTGAGCGATGCAAGTGGATACGTTGGACGCTGGCTGAATACCCGGGTTTTCACCTCATCAGGTACGTACACACCGACGCCAGGAACAAAACGGATCAGGGTTACAATAACGGGCGGCGGTGGCGGAGGGGGCGGCTGCAAGGCTACATCCAATAATGAAACGTTTTTCGGTGCTGGCGGTGGGGCCGGTGGAACAATAATTTCAATAATGACCCCGACACAGAATAGTTATCCAGTCACTATCGGCGCAGGTGGGGCCGGTGGTGTTAGTGCGACGAACGGCACCAGTGGCGGGAATAGCGTATTCGCATCGTTAATTGCTCCTGGTGGCGCAGGTGGCGGGAAAGTGGGAGTTACAAACACAAACGGCGGTAACGGAGGTGTGCCGAGTACTGGCGATATCCGCATCACTGGTGGAAATGGAGGCGACGGTCAGTCCGGAAATATCGGCGTCAGCGGTGAAGGCGGAACATCGCACTGGGGCGGCGGTGGACGCGCAGGCGCTGGCGGTGGTGTTAGTGGTAAGGCATATGGTTCAGGTGGCGGTGGCGCATACGATGCCGGTTATAGCGGAACCAGTATGACAGGCGGGAAAGGTGCCGCTGGGATTTGTATTATCGAGGAGTTTGCATAATGAATGCGTCATATGCAGTTATTGAAAATGGGATGGTTGTGAATGTCATTGTCTGGGATGGCGAGGCTGAATTCACAGTGCCGGATAATCAGCAGCTCATTAATATTTCTGATATCAGTGAGCAGCCCGGAATCGGCTGGGCGTATTCAGACGGGGTATTTACTGCGCCGCTCCCTCCGGAACGTTCTCATGATGAACTGGTAGCTGACGCTGAACAGAAAAAACAGTCGCTGATAGACGCAGCAATGGTCAATATCAGCGTGATTCAGTTAAAGCTGCAGGCCGGGCGCAAACTGACGCAAGAGGAAACTACCCGACTTAACGTTGTGCTGGATTATATCGAGGCTGTGACGGCAACAAATACCAGCACCGCACCTGATATTATTTGGCCTGTTTTCCCTGCAAGCAGATAAATACCGTCATTTTGTGTGAATAACGGTACAACTGCGCTTAGCTGCTTGTCAGACACAATCACTTCAACATAGGGCGAAGCCTAATCCAATCAGGAGGTTCGCCACTATGGCTCAGGATTACCACCACGGAGTGCGCGTTGTTGAAGTCAACGAAGGCACTCGATCCATTACCACGGTGAGCACCGCCATCGTGGGCATGGTCTGCACGGGCGATGATGCCGATGCAAAAATGTTCCCTCTTAATAAACCCGTGCTGATCACTGATGTGCTTACTGCCAGCGGTAAGGCGGGTGAATCCGGTACGCTGGCCCGTTCGCTGGATGCCATCGCTGACCAGGCAAAACCCGTGACCGTTGTTGTGCGTGTGCCGCAGGGTGAAACGGAAGAAGAAACCACGACCAATATCATCGGCGCAGTGACTGCTGAAGGTAAAAAAACTGGTATGAAAGCCCTGTTATCTGCCCAGTCACAGCTCGGTGTTAAACCGCGCATTCTCGGCGTGCCGGGGCACGATAATAAAGCCGTTGCTACTGAGTTGCTGGGCGTGGCGCAAAGCCTGCGTGGGTTTGCTTACCTGTCAGCGTATGGCTGCAAGACGGTGCAGGAGGCGATCACTTACCGTAAAAACTTCAGTCAGCGTGAAGGGATGCTGATTTGGCCTGACTTTACTGGCTGGGACACGGTGCTGAATGCCGACGCAACGGCATATGCCACCGCCCGTGCGCTTGGTCTGCGTGCCAAAATTGATGAGCAGACCGGATGGCACAAAAGCCTGTCCAACGTGGGCGTGAACGGTGTCACCGGAATTTCTGCTGATGTGTTCTGGGATCTGCAGGACCCGGCAACTGATGCGGGACTACTTAACCAGAACGATGTTACCACACTTATCCGCAAAGACGGCTTTCGCTTCTGGGGTTCCCGCTGCCTGAGTGATGACCCACTCTTTGCCTTCGAAAACTACACCCGCACGGCGCAGGTGCTGATGGACACGATGGCAGAAGCGCCAATGTGGGCGGTCGACAAACCGCTGAATCCGTCGCTGGCCCGCGACATTATCGAAGGTATCCGCGCCAAAATGCGCAGCCTGATCAGTCAGGGCTATCTCATTGGTGGCGATTGCTGGCTGGATGAGTCGGTGAACGACAAAGACACTCTGAAAGCTGGAAAACTCACCATCGACTACGACTACACACCAGTGCCGCCACTTGAAAACCTGATGCTGCGTCAGCGCATCACCGATCAGTACCTGGTGAATTTCTCCAGCCAGGTCAGCGCGTAAGGGGACAACATGGCTTTACCACGCAAATTAAAACACCTCAACCTGTTTAACGACGGGAACAACTGGCAGGGGATCGTTGAGTCGCTGACGCTGCCGAAATTCACCCGCAAATATGAGAAGTATCGCGGTGGCGGAATGCCGGGTGCAGTGGATGTGGATTTGGGGCTGGATGATAGTGCGCTGGACACAGAATTTTCCATTGGTGGTACTGAACTGCTGCTGTTTAAGCAGATGGGCAAAGTCACGGTGGATGGTATCCAGTTGCGCTTTACCGGCTCTATTCAGCGTGACGATACCGGGGAAGTGCAGGCCGTGGAGCTTGTGGTGCGTGGACGTCACAAAGAAGTGGATTCCGGCGAGTGGAAGACGGGCGAAAGCAACACCACCAAAGTGACCAGTACCAACAGCTACGCGAAGCTGACTATCAATGGTGAGGTGCTCTATGAAGTGGACCTTATCAACATGGTGGAAATTGTGGACGGCGTGGACCTGATGGAAGCGCACCGCAACGCCCTCGGCCTCTGATGTATCTGAACGGCGCGGGATTCCGCGCCAGAACCCAATTGACAGGACAGAAAAATGAGCGATAAGCAGACTGAAAAGACTATTCAACTGGATACCCCTATCAAGCGCGGTAAAACGGAAATCACCGAAATTGTGCTGCGTAAACCGCAGTCCGGTGCGCTGCGCGGTACACGCCTGCAGGCCATTATGGATATGGATGTGAACGCGATGATGACCGTGATCCCCCGCATCTCCAGTCCGGCACTGACTGCACAGGAAATTGCAGAGATGGACCCGGCAGATCTCACTGCCATGTCGGTTGAGGTTGTTACTTTTTTGTTGAAGAAGTCGGTGCTTGCCGGTTTACCGACAGCCTGACGGTTGACGATCTGGTGGCTGATATCGCCACCATCTTTCACTGGCCGCCATCCGTTACTGACGTTATGCCGCTGACCGAAGTGCTGGAATGGCGGTATAAAGCGATTCAGAGAAGCGGGGCCAACGATGAGTGATAATAACCTGCGCCTGCAGGTCATTCTTAATGCGGTTGACAAACTCACCCGCCCATTCCGTGCTGCACAGGCCAGTTCGAAAGAGTTGGTTGGCGCAATTCAGAATACCCGAAACAGCCTCAAAGAACTGAATAAGCAGGCTGGCAGAATTGATGAATTTCGCAAGACGCGCTCGCAACTAGCCATAACAGCCAACAACCTGAACGCAGCCCGCGAAGAGGCGGCAAAACTCGCCACACAATTTGCTGCCACTAACAGGCCAACCGCCGCGCAGGCAAAGTTATTCAGTCAGGCCAAAACACGAGTACAGGAACTTCAGCAGACCTATAACGGCTTGTTGGGTGCGGTCCAGAGACAACGTCAGGCACTTAAAGAATCAGGGATTGATACCAGACAACTCAGTAGTGCCCAGCGAGAACTTAAGAAAAATGCTGAAGAAACAAGGCAGGCACTGGAGGGCCAGCAAAAAGCACTTAAACGTCTGGGTGAACAACAGGCACGGATGAACGCTGCCAGAGAACAATACTCAAGACGGCTTGAAGTGCGCGATCGCATCGCAGGAGCCGGAGCCACTACCACGGCTGCAGGGCTGGCAATGGGTGCGACAGTGATGGCGGCAGTAAAAAGCTATACCAGCATGGAAGATGCCATGAAAGGTGTGGCAAAGCAGGTCAATGGTCTGCGTGACGATAATGGCAACCGCACTGCACGTTTTTATGAAATGCAGGATGCCATCAAGGCTGCCAGCGAACAGTTGCCGATGGAAAACGGTGCGGTGGACTTCGCTGCACTGGTTGAAGGAGGTGCGCGCATGAACGTCGCAAACCCTGACGACAGCTGGGAAGACCAGAAACGTGACCTGCTGGCCTTCGCCAGTACGGCAGCAAAGGCGGCAACAGCCTTTGAGCTGCCAGCGGATGAACTGTCAGAAAGTCTGGGGAAAATCGCCCAGCTCTACAAAATACCTACCCGCAATATTGAACAGCTCGGCGATGCGCTGAACTATCTGGATGATAACGCCATGTCGAAAGGGGCGGACATCATTGATGTGATGCAACGTCTGGGCGGTGTGGCTGACCGTCTGGATTATCGTAAAGCGGCGGCATTGGGTTCCACCTTTCTGACACTGGGCGCTGCGCCGGAGGTTGCAGCCAGTGCAGCAAACGCGATGGTGCGTGAATTGTCCATTGCCACCATGCAAAGCAAGAGTTTCTTTGAAGGGATGAATCTGCTGAAACTCAATCCTGAAGTGATTGAAAAGCAGATGACGAAGGATGCGATGGGAACTATCCAGCGTGTGCTGGAGAAGGTGAACGCACTGCCGCAGGACAAGCGTCTGTCTGCCATGACCATGTTGTTTGGTAAAGAGTTTGGTGATGATGCGGCGAAACTGGCAAACAACCTTCCGGAACTGCAGCGCCAGCTAAAACTGACAGCGGGCAATGATGCGCTCGGTTCCATGCAGAAAGAATCCGACATCAACAAAGACTCACTTTCCGCTCAGTGGTTGCTGGTCAAAACCGGAACGCAGAACACCTTCAGCAGCCTGGGCGAAACGCTGCGCCAGCCGCTGATGGATATTCTGTACACGGTGAAAAGCATTACGGGGGCGTTGCGCCGCTGGGTGGAAGCTAACCCGGAACTGACAGGCACACTGATGAAAGTAGCGGCTGTTGTGGCTGCGGTTACCGTAGGCCTCGGCACCTTAGCGGTGGCGCTGGCTGCAGTGCTGGGGCCGCTGGCAGTGATCCGTCTGGGATTCTCTGTGCTGGGTATCAAAACGTTACCTTCCGTTACGGCAGCAGTAACTCGAACCAGCAGCGCGTGGTCCTGGCTGGCTGAAGCACCACTGGCACTGCTGCGACGCGGGCTTGCTTCATCAGGCAACGCCGCAGGTTTACTTACTGCGCCGTTGTCGTCTTTGCGCCGCACGGCATCACTGACGGGAAATGTCCTGAAAACTGTAGCTGGTGCGCCGGTTGCACTGTTGCGGTCTGGATTATCCGGTTTACGTGCGGTTGCTGTGATGTTTATGAATCCACTGGCAGCACTACGCGGCGGGCTGGCTGCCGCAGGCACGGTGCTGCGAGTACTGGCATCTGGTCCACTGGCGATGTTGCGCGTTGCCCTGTATGCCGTATCTGGTCTGTTAGGTGCTCTGCTTAGTCCGATAGGTCTTGTGGTTACTGCACTGGCGGGTGTGGCACTGGTTGTCTGGAAATACTGGCAACCCATCACCGCATTTCTCGGTGGCGTGGTGGAAGGATTCAAAGCGGCGGCAGGTCCCATCAGTGCAGCGTTCGAACCGCTTAAGCCTGTGTTCCAGTGGATTGGCGACAAAGTGCAGGCGCTATGGGGCTGGTTTACTGATCTGCTGACTCCCGTTAAGTCGACCTCTGCCGAACTGCAGAGCGCAGCGGCAATGGGGCGACGATTCGGGGAGGCACTGGCGGAAGGGCTGAATATGGTTATGCATCCGCTGGACTCCCTGAAATCCGGCGTTTCCTGGTTGCTGGATAAACTCGGCATTGTCAGTAAAGAGGCTGCAAAGGCGAAACTGCCGGAAAGCGTGACGCGTCAGCAACCTGCGACGGTGAATGCAGACGGTAAAGTGATGATGCCATCGGGTGGTTTTCCGTCATGGGGATATGGCTTTGCGGGGATGTATGACAGCGGCGGCTATATCCCGCGCGGGCAGTTTGGCATCGTCGGTGAAAACGGGCCGGAAATTGTTAACGGCCCGGCAAATGTGACCAGCCGGAGAAATACAGCTGCACTGGCTGCCGTTGTTGCCGGAATGATGGGCGTTGCTGCCGCGCCTGCAGAGCTTCCACCGTTGCATCCTTTGGCACTTCCCGCGAAAGGCGGCGAAGCGATGGTGAGTCGTGCAGCCACTGTGCCGCCCGTTCAACGGATTGAGGCACCGATGCAGATCATCATTCAGACGCAGCCAGGACAAAGTGCGCAGGATATTGCGCGGGAGGTGGCCCGCCAGCTTGATGAGCGTGAACGCAGGCTGAAGGCAAAAGCCAGGAGTAACTACAGCGATCAGGGGGGATACGAAGCATGATGATGGTGCTGGGATTGTACGTGTTTATGCTGCGCACTGTGCCGTATCAGGAACTGCAGTATCAACGCAGCTGGCGACATGCGGCAAACAGCCGGGTCAACCGACGTCCGTCCACGCAGTTTCTGGGACCAGACAACGACATGCTGACGCTTTCTGGTGTTCTTATGCCGGAGATAACGGGCGGCAGGCTGTCGTTGCTGGCTCTGGAGCAGATGGCAGAACAGGGAAAAGCATGGCCCCTGATTGAAGGCAGCGGCACGATTTACGGCATGTATGTGATTGAGGGACTGAATCAGACTAAAACGGAGTTTTTCCGCGATGGTATGCCGCGCCGGATTGAGTTCACCCTGTCGCTCAAACGGGTGGATGAATCCCTGTCCGATATGTTCGGTGATCTCAGTGCGCAGCTGAATAATTTGCAGGATACGACAACGTCTGCCTTAAGCGATATCAGTAAAACGGTGGGAGGGCTGCTGTCGTGAATTTCAGCTCTGAACTGCTTAACAAAGGAAACAAAACTCCCGCATTCAGCATCAGTATTGAGGGGAAGGATATCACCACTGTGCTGGATAACCGCCTGATGAGTCTGACGCTGACGGACAATCGGGGCTTTGAAGCAGACCAGCTTGATCTGGAGCTGGACGACGCCGACGGAAAAATCGTGCTGCCGCGCCGTGGTGCGGTCATTACGCTGGCGCTGGGGTGGAAGGGGCAGCCGCTTTTCCCGAAAGGGGCATTCACGGTGGACGAGATTGAACACACTGGCGCACCGGACCGCCTGACTATCCGGGCGCGAAGTGCTGATTTTCGGGAAACGCTGAATACCCGCCGCGAAAAATCGTGGCACAAGACCACTGTCGGGGAAGTGGTGAAGGAAATAGCCGTACGTCACAAGCTGAAGATGGCACTGGGTAAAGACCTGTCGGATAAGCCCGTGGAGCATATAGACCAGACTAATGAGAGTGACGGTAGTTTTTTGATGCGGCTGGCGCGCCAGTACGGTGCTATTGCGTCGGTGAAAAATGGCAATCTGTTATTCATCCGGCAGGGACAGGGCAAAAGCGCCAGCGGTAAACCACTGCCGGTGATCACTATCACGCGTAAGGACGGCGACAGTCACCGCTTTACCCTGGCAGATCGCGGAGCCTATACGGGCGTAATTGCCAGCTGGTTGCATACCCGCGAACCCGCGAAGAAAGAAAGCACCACGGTGAAGCGTAAGCGCAGGACTAAGAAGCAGAAGAAAGAGCCGGAAGCGAAGCAGGGCGATTACCTGGTGGGTACGGATGAAAACGTGCTGGTACTTAATCGCACTTATGCCAACCGGAGCAACGCCGAACGAGCGGCGAAAATGCAGTGGGAACGTCTGCAACGCGGTGTTGCGGCATTCTCGCTACAACTGGCGGAAGGGCGGGCAGATCTCTACACGGAAATGCCAGTGAAAGTCAGTGGCTTTAAACAGCCGATAGATGATGCGGAATGGACCATTACCACCCTGACACATACCGTCAGCCCGGATAACGGTTTTACAACCAGTATTGAACTCGAAGTGAGGATAAGTGATCTTGAAATGGAATAATGTGCTCTCAATATTGATATTTTGTGTATCATTGCAATGATTCTGATAGCAAAGGTAGGGATCTGGATATGATGAATTGTCCAAAGTGTGGTCATGCGGCACACACAAGGAGCAGTTTTCAAGTAACTGAAAGCACCAAAGAGCGTTACTGCCAGTGCCAAAATATTAACTGCGGGAGCACTTTTGTTACCCATGAAACAGTGGTCCGGTTTATTGTGACACCCGCACTGATTGCTACTGCTCCTCCACATCCATTGCCAGGTGGTCAGGGGCATATGAATTTCTGAGAAAGAGAACCTGCTACGGCAGGTTTTTATTCATCTGGGATCTCACCCGTTTCAAGAAAATGTATAAAGCCAGGCTCATCTATGATGATCGTGCCTTTCATCCTGGCTGCCGATACTTTCGATGGGCCTGCATTGTAACCGCAACAGAGCATCTGAAGGCTTTGGGTTACAGAGGCTCTTACCGTTAATCCTTGTTCATTCGCCTTATCAACCAATCTTTCTTTATCTGCTTTCTTAAATCCGGTGAAACACACATCGAATGTATTTTTTTTCGGACCAGACTGCTTAGTGAGATGTGAGTAGTTTTCGGGGAGGAATGACGCGCATTCCTGAATGGCTTGTTCTGGTGAATCGTACTGTTTAAGAATGCGGTCTTTTCGGAAGGTTTTTATTCGATCGGTGTTCTTACAAATGCCCTGTATATGATTTTCGCTATAACTGATGCTCTGTATTGAGTGAACACCGATACGACCATTTGCATTGATGTAAACAAAGTGAAGTTCTTCCATGTGAAACCTCTTTGCATGATTTCAAGATGGCGACAGGCAAGATGGACGCAATAGTCTGTCGCCATTTTGCCGCCACTACCAAAGAAAAAGGGGCTACGCTTTCACGTAACCCCTTGATTTATTTGGTGGAGCTGGCGGGAGTTGAACCCGCGTCCGAAATTCCTACATCCTCGGTACTACATGCTTAGTCAGTCTTTACATTCGCTTGCCAGCTGCGGACGGACACGCCACTAACAAACTAGCCTGATTAAGTTTTAACGCTTCAACCCCAGGCAGGGCTTCCACGCGATCTCTTTTGGGTTTGACCTCTCTTGATCCCCGTCCTAAGAGCGGAGGCTAGGGAGAGAGGGCTCTAAGCAGGTTATTAAGCTGCTAAAGCGTAGTTTTCGTCGTTTGCGACTATTTTTTGCGGCTTTTTACGAGGCCAACCGCCCCTCGGCATGCACCTTGGGTTTCGCAAATCCCGTCGAATCCAGAATCAGCCCCAATGTGTAAAGGTAAGTATACCAGATTTATGAGCGCCATGACCAGCCTCAATGGCGTTATCGTTAAAGATTTAGCACCCATGTAGCCTGATTTTTATTCGATTAAGCAATGGGATGGCAACATTTGTGTCGGATGTGATAGCCAATAAGATGTTCATTCGCGCCGCCGGAGAGGGAGGCGCGGTGAGGAACTGGTCAATAATTGGAGTGCAGGTTTAACGGTGGGCGTTTTTCATGATACGTGCTTTATCCACCTGCCATTCGCGTTCTTTGATATCTGAACGTTTATCGTGCTGTTTTTTACCTTTGGCGACGCCGATTTTCACTTTGCACCAGGCATTTTTCCAGTACAGGGAGAGCGCCACTACGGTATAGCCTTCTCGATTGACGCGACCGTACAATGAGTCCAGTTCGCGTTGGTTGAGAAGTAACTTGCGGGTACGGGTAGGATCGCACACCACATGCGTGGAGGCCACGGCCATTGGCGTGATGTTAGCGCCAAACAGAAATGCCTCTCCGTCACGCAGAAGGACGTAGCTGTCGCTGATATTGGCTTTTCCTGCGCGCAGGGATTTAACCTCCCAGCCTTGCAGGGCAAGTCCCGCTTCGAACTCTTCTTCGATAAAGTATTCGTGACGGGCGCGCTTGTTAAGCGCGATGGTCGCTGAACCAGGTTTATGTGCTTTTTTCTTCGTCAT